ATTATCTTCAGATGCATACAGTGGATAAATTTCATCATCAAAGTACTGTTTAAACCAATCATAATCAGAAATTTTTGAAATGTTAAAATCATTCTCTACATTTGTTTTGAATATTCCTAAGCGTGTTACAAATATTGACCACAATCCATTATCAATATCAGCACCAATACTTGCCCAAATCAGTAAACGTTTTAAATTAATAGAATGAATCTTTCTTTCTATTTCATTTTGTTGAATTTTGTTGCCTCTATCTAATGTCATTTTGACACCTTCTCTAAAGCCTGCTCTAAATGCTTGAAATGGGGAAGCATTTGGACAAGTATCAGAGTAAATATTATTCATCTGAATATACCTTCCATCCCAACAAAAATCAAGTTTCTCAGCATCTGTCTCTGCATGCTCATGAGTCTTCATTCCTAAAACAAAATCTTTAGTCCAAAGTTTTAAACCACCATTACCATAACACAAACCGTTTATGATGTTTCTACTACCCCAAGATAGAACACACTCGTTAAATTTATCTGGTATATCTAACTTAATATCAAAGAATTCAGGGTAGACAATATTATCACCATCAACAGTGATAAATCTTTCTGTTTCAGATAAAGTTGCACATTGTTTATGTGCACTATCAAATCCCTTTACTCCATCAACCCTTTTTGCCCATGGTGCCAAATCTAATAATTTTGCCCAATTTTGTTCCTTATTTGGTTCATCATATGAAATATAAAATAAATCAAAGTCTGTTATATGTTGCATTATTTAATACTGTAGTTTATGTCAATTGGTAAATCTAAATGAAAAATTGATGTATCATTATCTGTCTTAATGGTTTTATCAAATTTCAAAATAGATATTTTTGATTTGATATCAATGGTTTGTTTCAAAAATGTAGGATCATCTTTTTTAGTTAAGAACAAACTAATAGGAGATTTTATTTCATTTAATAACTTTTCATCTATTTGAATTTTGAAAGTTTTTGCTTTTGAATTAAAGATGATTGAAATGTGTGGATTATCAACAGTTTTAGGTTCAACTAAAATCAAAGTTGTTAATGAAACTTTTTTAGTTTCCGTTTTTGATAAATTTGGAGTTTTACTTTTTTGATTAATGAACCAATTATGTAAGTTTTCTTCTCCTGAAATAAACTTGATTGCTAACACAGCATCAATTTCAATACAAGAATCAGATTTTTCCCTAGACACCCTAATAATATCACTATTTTCAGAATTCACATGTGCATAAAATATTTCCATTATTTGATCCCTAATTTATTTTCCATTTTTAAAATTATATCATCTGTCATAAATTCTTTAATCTGATAATGAAATGGTAAAGTTTGAATATAATTTTCGATTGTTAATTGACAGTCATTATTGTAAAAATATTCAACTTGTTCGATCCATGGATCATTAGAAGCTTTTACCCATTTTTGTAATTCAGTTTTCATGTGAACAAATGTTGGGAAACCACTAACCTTGAAATTGTTACATTCATCATAATTTGAAATTTTGCTTGCTAGTGCAAAGACAACATCTGTTGAAACAAAAGTAGGCCTATTTTTTACATCAAAGAATTCCTGAAAGTAATGTTCCCAATTCTTAAATATGTCCTCGACAAGTTTAAAGAATTCAAAGTTACTATTAGATCTTTTAAAATAAAAGAATGCAGAATAAACATTAGGAAGATTATTATCAGTAAATACCTTTCTACAAATGTCACTTGTGATTGTTTCATTTCGATACGTCTTCACATCAGTAGCAAATACACCTTCGCTTAATGATAGATATTTCCACCACTCACTAATGTCGCTTGTGAAAATCATGTCAGCATCTAATTTTATCGTCTCATCATATGGAGTCATATGAATAGACTTCCATTCATTTTCAAACTTCCATTTTTTAGTGGCAGATAAATCTCCCCATGGTATTTCTATAACTTGATCAAACACATCAAGATATTTTGGATTTATGTTAGCTTTCTCTTTTAGAGATACACCTATTGAAAGTTTTGAATATTCTTCTGGTTGAGTGATCTTTAATGAGAGTGCTAGAGCATATGCCAACCGATGATATTCTTCACCTAAAGCAATTGTAAAAAAACCACGTGTCATTTTAATGTTTCCAAAATTGATAATTCATTTTCTAAAATTGATAATTTGTTCATACAGTGAACATTGAGACCAGATGTTTCTGTTAAAAGAAATGAATTGTTGTTACTTAAAAAGAATGACATTGTATTCTTATTTCTTATTTTATAGAACTTGTCATTATCTGTCACCGTTAATATTCTATCAATGGGCAATGATTGAAAATAATCAGATGATTCAGTGTACCCATTCATCAGATGAATTGCTATTGAGAAAGCATAATCATTTCTGAATAGACTACCAGGAAATTTATAACGTGATTGGTAGAATTCCCAATGTTCTTTAATGAAATCAACCAAAGAAAATAACATTTCTGCATCATCACATTTTTTGAAATAAATGACTGTTGCCCAATACATTGGTATACCAAAATCATTTAGCCTAGTATCATTGGCTTGCATGAAATCATCTTTAAATGTACGAGCTTGTTTATTGATTAGAACGTTAGATGTGTTGCCCCATACAGCATCTAATGAATTGTTACAGATTAAATAATCAACATCTATAAGTAAAGTCTCATTATATGGAGATAAAGAGTAAATTGATGCTCTCCCTTCATTTTTAAATTCTGATTTGACACTTATATTTTGGGTATTCCTATACGTTCTGATATTGGTAAATAGATTTTGTACTTCATCCATAATCACAATATCATCAAAATATTTTTTCAGTTCAGATTCATCATGAACATTTTTACTAGCATTATCCGTTATCAAACATATATTTAATTCTGACATATTTGCACGTGCGAATGCAGAGGCAATCATTGCCAACTTAACATAGTCAACATGGGAATTATTTACTCCGAATAGAACTATACCTTTTGTCATTTTAGTTTCCCACTAGACTAGCAACATTTCTTTTTTTGCTCAATTCTTTAAACGTGAGATGATATTGATTTGATGCCTCAAAATAAATGTCAAGAATGTTTTCTAAAAAAGATTCGAGATTTTCTATTTCAATGGGGGAAGAATTGCTATCAATTAAAACTGCTGATGATCTGTCTAATGATATTAAGGTATGAACGAATGAAATAAGTTCTTGGGATATTTTGAATATACCACCGTTTTCAGCGTATATCAATTTAGCTTCCAATGCAAGTTTTGCATTACTTCTCTGAAGATTTAATGTCATTCTATAATTAGCCGATTCCAAAGCCTGGGTTAAAATAGTGTTATCACTCATTATGTTTCATTTGTTAAATTTTAGAAGGATAAAGTATTCGCAATACTTACGTTGTTAATTGATAAACCTGATGATGCTTTAATATATGACATTGCTGCAGATGTTCCAGCATTTACATTATCTGCAAAAGCATTTAAGTGTTCATCAACCATTGTTATTCTAAACACTAATTGACTTCCTCGTCCACCATTTGTACCAACTATATTGTTTGATTTTACATCAAGATAATAATCATTTTGTGAATAAACACCTGAAGATGAATTACTTGCATCATACACACGTTGATATCCTGATGTCAACTCATAATACCCCAATGAAGATCCAGTACCAGTTGAACCTGAAAGTGCACTCGTTGAGTGAGCTTGGAATGCAATGTTCATATTCAATAAGGCATAATACCAAGCTACATCTTGTGATGTGGAAGTATTAGGGTGATTGAGTGTTAAACGAATCTGCCCACCACTGTTGAAGAAATATCGTGCATCATCTTCACTAGCAAAATTGCAGGTAAATTCTGCTGCAATTCCTGGTTCACCAGGGCTACCCCAGGCAGCATTTCTGGTTGAAGAAGCAACATTACTGTTCAATGTAAAGTTTGCAAAGTTATGATTCAATCTACTAGAATCTAAAAGTGCTAATGCTGAAGCTAAATCATAAGCATTCCCATCAGCAGTTCTATGAGCTGAAATGGGCTGACCTATTGCAAAAGCTGATGCAGGTGGAATGTTTGCAGTAGATGATCCTTGCCATGATGCTAATGAGGTGAGAATAGATTGAAGTTCTCGCCACTCGCCACCAATAACATTTTCAACTGCTACGTTTGATGTGCTAGGTGAAACTTGCCCATATCCTCTGTCTCCAAAACCCTTGCCCCATAAGAAGCCAGCTTTGTTTGTTGCAAAAGCAACAGAACCAGCAAATGATCCTGTCTCACCACGTATGAGATTTGAATCAGATGCTAAAATCGTATTATTCTGTGCGTACGTCATTTTGTATTATGATCCAGTAAATTAAGAATAAACAGCTGGGAATACTTGTTTCCATGCTCCATTTGCTCTAATGCTGATTATACCTGAAGCAACTTTAATATCACCATCTATCGGTGTAGGAGGATTAATAACTGCAGCAACTCCACCGCGGGTATTAACTTCATTCGTTATGTTAATCGTATTGAATGTAGGTGAACTGTTAGAATCTAAACCACCTATATCTGCTGGTGTAAGAGTAATATCTTTACCAGTTTTACCATTGACAGACTTAACAGGAATGTATCCTAAAATTGTTGCAATTTCTGTTGCTGAACCTGAACTAGTTTTAATCCAAGCGTGTGTTCCAACAGCATGAAATACTGGAATCGTAGATGGCACTGTTGATGGATCAACGCATGTATAAAGTGCTACTTCAGTAGGATTATACCAAAGTTGTCCAACTGTAGGATTGAGTGGTGCAGTATTAGAAGCAAAATTTTCTAATAAATGTAAGAAGTTTTCTTGTTGGATTTCCCCCCAATTAAAAACTCCTTTACCAGTTAACACTAATGAGGAAGAGGTTGAATCATAAGCCTTATCTGCAAGTACAATTGCAGTCTTACCAATAATTCCTTGAGAACCATTGCTGGCCCAATCTATAACGTATGTCATTTTTACTCCAATATTGCCGGTTCAATTTAAATGTTTGATCGTGCCGGTCATTATGATCAAACATTAGTTGAATCTATTTATATAAAAATAGGAGATTTTTCAATCTCCTATTTTACGGGCTATCGAAGATTTGTAAGAATGGTTTCAATGAGTGGGTGTCTTTGGATATCACCATAATCCAATTCAGCTACACCGATACTGGGAGATTTTCCAGCAAGACAGTTAAGTGCCCATTCAAATCCGCTATCTTGTGGATTAGGTAAGTCTGTCTGATCGGTATCACCATTAAGTGCCATCAAAGAACCTTCCGCGATTCGGGTTAATAGTAACTTAATCCCTTTGCGTGTAAGGTTCTGAGCCTCATCTATAAGGATATAAGCATTCTTTAAATTACGTCCTCTGCAATATGCTGTTGGTAGAAATTCAATCTGATGACTATCTAATAACTTCTTCGTCATTGTTGGGCCAATATGATCTTCAATACAATCTAAAACAGATTGAAAATGTGGCAAAATTTTATCAGCTACATCACCAGGTAGGAACCCTATTTCTTCTTCGCCAGCTTCAAGAATAGGTTTGGTGACGACGATTTTGCTTACGTTATGATTCAATAATTGTTCTAATGCGAATCTAGTGACAATCCATGTTTTACCTGTTCCAGCTGGACCCGCACAAAAGGTGATACTGCATTCATTCAATAGAGAAAGATAATATTCTTGACCTGCGGATTTGGGAGTAAAGTTTGATCGTAATGCGATGCTCTCTTTTTTAACAGCCTGGAGATATTTTTGGCGTTTATGAGATGGTGGAGAAATGATACCATCATTATATTCATGATCTAAAGTTTGAAGAAGTCTAGCATTTGTTCTTTTCATAGCAGTCCCACAGTTATTTAACAATGTTACCAAATAGATGTTTGGTAGAGGATAGTGTGTGTACACACTTAATTTGCCACGTATCTCCTTTTGAACGTATTGTTTAGAAGCCAGTCACCGGATGATGTTCAGCCATTAGAGTATCGCCCTCCTTTCTTATTGATAAAAATCATTTATTCCTGTTTAGATAAAACCCATCTGACCCATTCTTGTGGGCCTAATGCAGGTTTAGCATAAGGACAAGATTCAAATGATGCTTGTATTGCTAACTTTTGAAGTAACCATGTGCTTATGTCAACTGATTCGGTATCTGAAAATCCCTTTACTGCATCAATGATGTCAGAGTTCGTTATCATTGAATATGAATTTAGATCACGTGGCCACTGTGCAGGACCACCATCTTTAAACATACAGACCAACCCTGCTATGATGTAGGTTTGAACGCTATTGGTGACTTTACCGTCATTCACTACTTGTTGTAGTGTCATCTCGATATGTGCTGGTATAACACCTTCACTAAGATTGTAGGTACCTGTTATCACCGGTTTAATTTCATTAAGTTTCATTTGAGCCCTTATTTTAGAATTCAACATTCATTATTTATTTATACAGAATAGATCAAAAGTGGAATCGGTTCTCTATAAATAATTTTTATAGAATAAAGGAATTAATATGGAAGAAAATACTATACCACCAAAGAAAGAATGGCCTACATTATCAAAAATGCAACTCATTGATGTCAAAATTCAGATGATGTCAAAGTACTATGCAATGAAGGATATAAATGCTTCATTCGCTGGACAATATGAACAGTTAATACGTCAACTTGAAACTCTTATAGAGTTTAGAGAAAATAATCCTGAAGTTGATTAAATTCCGGACAAAATAAAAGGGTACCTTTGGTACCCTTTTTGATTGTTTCTAAGCTGTTATGATTCGAAAGACTTCAGAATACGAGCTGCTACGATATCTTGCCGATAGAAACCGATGTAGAAATTCAAAATCGTATAAGCACCAATTGCTTCTGGAATCCACATCCACAATGAACCTGCATGGATGTTAAGGTGCACAATAGTTCTGCATAGATCGAGGAAAGCATAGAAGGGTACCATTAAAATAGCACTTCCAAATGTAACATCGTCACTATAGAGATATTCAGTTGTCCACATATTCAATACTGGAACCTCTCTGAATAAATCTGGATGTGCAAACCATCCCAATAAACCACCGACTGCGAAACTTGCAGCTATTGTTGCAAGTACAAGGAAAATGAACAAAATCATTTTTGCTTTTTCCTTGACACCAAAAATAGTCAGGATGAATAACAGAATGAATACTGTATTAGCAAACCATAACATAATATCAACCTAACCTTTCTTATTAACCGATAATTGATTATATCATAAAACAGGTTAAAAGTAAACAATACATCCAAAAAATATCACAATTAAAACTCCAATAATTGATGCTGTAGTAATTGCATTATCGATTCGTTTGTTAGTTTTTTCTGATAATTGTTTCAACTCGTTAAGAGCAGTCTGTATATCACCATGAGCATTTACATGTTCCGCATTATATGCATCAAATTCTTCTTGTGTAACAATATCATTTCCAAGCATTTTGCCCATTTTTTAAACTCCAGTATAGTCTTTATAGTATGATAAAAATTTAGTTCTATCAAATGAATATCCACCTAAGGATGGATCGATATCCAAAATCTGATTTAACCTGTAATATTTTCCTTCTGTATCCTTGATGAACAATCCTTTATTGATTCCTAAATTTTTAGATTTCAATTTGAGGGTGTCAACCGTACAGGTTTCTTTTCCTTCTTGGTCAGCTGATGAATGTTTATTCAACACCACCAATTTATCATCTGGTTGTGGTAAAGGAAAAGGTCTTTCGATCTTACCTAATGCCTTAAAGATTTTACTACCGCGTTGGAATTCAACTTTAGTTCCATTCACTGAAGCAATATCAAAAAAGTATACCAATACCAATTCTTTAGAGGTAGATGATTTAGCATAGACTGCTGGCCCACCTTCTTTATAGTTGGTATATTCAACTACTCTATATTTTCCACCATCTAATGTTTCGATGATGTCTTTATATACGGGAACTATTAACATTTAGTGTATCCTTAATCATCCATGTCGTCAAAGAGTTCATCATCCAATAATTCTTGTTCTCTAATCTCACGAATGTAACTTTTGAAATTAATACGTGTTTTTCTAGAATCAGAATCTTCATTAAAGTTTTGAGGTTTGCGTTTCTTCTTCTCAACTTTACGTGGTTGATGATGCAAGTATTCTTCTGTTTTTGGCATTTTCTCCTGTCCTTAGGTTGTTGACGAATAAAGTATTTATTGATTAATCTTATTTATTGGATGTTTTAGACACCTGAAGCTGAATCTGAGTAGGTTTAATTCCTCCCTTTGCATCTCTAAGTTCAATACGCATAGTAATAAAATCATTGTGAAGAATGATAGTCGTTGATTTACGGTCACAAGATGGATACACAATTCTAGATACACGAAGATAATCTGTAACCTTGTTTAAAAATGTTTCATCAACTGTCATACAATCAAACCCACTAGCAGTTTGTTTGAGATATGTGTAATTTGATCCCCACATCTGTCTGATAATGTTTTTGATAGCTGTCATATTACAGTTAGTAGGAAGATGTGTTACTATTCCACCATCATCAGATACATTACCATAATCATTTAAGCCTTTTGTTATTGTGTCGATATCAAGGTTGAATGGTTCAACCCAATCAATCCAGTGACGTGAATATTGGTTGACGGTAAAATCTGAATTGAATGCATTATCTAATCCGAAACTAGCAACAGTTTTTCCATTTGCTGCCTTAAGTGAAATGTTGTAAACTTTTCCAGATTTTAATTTGATAAAAAAGTCTGCAATTATTTTACCACTTTCTTCTGGTGATGTTGTTCTGCTGCGTTTAGTAATTCCTACTCTAGGAATTACCTCTTCAATAGTATCACTGGTTATATCATGATGAATTTCATTAAGCGCACTAAGGGCATCAACTGCCATTTGAGATGAAGGCTTGCCTTTTACTAAATTTCTCAAATCATTTACTAATTTCTTTTCTAGTTTTTCACCAACGTTCCCACCAGCTGCAAAGACGATATCAAAATCAACACCGTCCTTTCTAAATGATACGCTAGAATATTTGCTTGAATTTATTGAGTTTAAGTTTATCTGAATATCTGAAGCACCAAATACATCATATAGTGCTTCAGCAATTCTGTCTCGTGTAATAGGAATGTTAAGATGATCTGTTGAAGGTTTGAATCTCAACTGATATACTTTTGTTGATTTAAAATTCTTGCCCCTATTATTTGTCATTTCAACCAAAATAAATTTTGAGAAAACGTAGGATGCTATTTTATTGGAAAATTCGCGCACCTCTGCCTGAGACATATTCATATACTACCTCTGATTAAATTTGAAATTGCATTAATTCTCCAATAGTGTCACTTAAAGTGTCTATCATCGAATAATTTCTATATGCTTTTCTTAGTAAGTTGATTAATGATTTAAATTTTTCTAATGAATCACCAGGTGACTCAATAGAATATTTTTCAAAAAATGCATTGATGACTTCATCAATGTAAGGTTTTTGTTTTGCTGCTCCCATCACTTTAAATGATGATGGTATTTCTATTTTTAGACTGTTACCCAGACTTATAAATTCTCTACTTTCATCTTTAAAGTATCCTAATTTCAAATATTCATTCTGCATGCCAGCAAGATCGGATGAGGAAATTGTTGCTCTAAATTCTTCAGCAGATAATTTGTTTATTTGTCCTTTACCCTTTTGATTGTCAGCACCGACAAATTTTGAATGAGTGACAGTACCAGTAAAGGTAGAATAAACTGTTGATAAAGCTTGAAGTTTCTTTACAAACTCTTCATCAGTACTCATATATTTATCAATTTTTAAATCGTCTTTGGTGACATTTTTAAAAGTACTATTGAAGAAATCGATATACTTATCCATCAAATGAATCACAGTTGTTGTAGTAGAATTTTTCATCAACGGAACAATCAAATCCGGATAAGAACAAAGTGCACTAGCATTTGATCCATAAATATCTCTAGTCTTTGACATAGTAGATTTAATAGCTGCCAAGTCAGACGGTAAACCATTCTCAGATACAAATTTTGTTAGAGCATCAAATGTCTCTGTAACTTTTGATGTGTCAGCTGCCTTTTCGTCTGGATCAACTTCACCTTCAACTGTGTATTTTTTAACAATTCGTGCCTTAATAGTGCCAGCTTTTATAATCACTTCACCTTCATCTCCATGCTTAGCACCTGATAATGCAATTTTAGAAAAATCGATTATCACATCTTCTGGATTAACAAATGTAGATATGACATATCCCAAAGCACCATCAATAGCTTTCTTACTAGACATTCTTCCAAGCCATTGCATCATTGCACCGTTTTGAGATGATGCTGGTCCGTATTGTGCAAACCGTTCAGCAATTTCTTTACTTGTTGTCCAACTTGATGGTCTTTCCCAAGACAAATCTACTTCACGACTACCATCTTTGATTGATTTTAGGAACTTCTGACCTTGACCAACTTCCAAAGTACCATCATAAGATTTTGATATTTTTAGACTTGATTCAGAAAACAACAACCCTCTATAAACCAAAATTCTCTTAGAAGGTTTTAACCCTGGAACAGATTGCAATTCTTTTATTGCCCATCCAGATAAAGCATGATAACGATTATCGCCATTGACCCAATCCCTAAGTTCTCTCTTAGCGTCAGGAGATAAAGTATTTTTAGATACAGATGTGTGTTCCTTAAATAAAACTCTAAGGAAGTCTCCTATAATATCTAAATCACTCTGAGTGAGATCTGAAGCTCGTTTCTTTTTTAAATCATCAAATTCAAATTTATTGACGTCTTTAATATCATGACGAGACTTAACAAACATTCTTACATTTTCATTATTGAATATGTAGAACTTTAAGGTAGAAAGAAACCCTTCTTTATCGGTGATGTCTTCTAGCTTAACATCCTTTGACAGAATCATAGACACTTTTTTGTCTTTTGTGATAACCTTTTTTAGATCGCTTACTTGAAGTGTACTTGCTTCATTCAGAATTTGTAAGAATTTCATACTATACCCATAATGCTAATATGGATTATTTATAGTATTTGCTTGCGTCTCTTACTTGATTTACACGTGATTCAAATAGTGTCTGTGCACGAAGTGCCGAGTCTGAAATATCTTCAATCAGATTATTTATGCTGGTTGGAAACAAAAATTCTCTAAACCTACAATCTTCCAATAGTAGATCGATGATTTTTCTACCGTCCATTATTATTGATCCCCATGGATCAATATCTTCTTTAACTTTTCGGAGTGTAGAAATTGCTTGCTTAGACGAAAATGATATTTTAAGAGGGCAAATATAAACCCAATATTCATATTTGCTCTGTTCGATTGGTGATAACAGAAATGATACACCGCCACACGTCTCAGGAAGAATTACGTGCTTAGATTTATCATAATATACCGGTCTAAAGTGCCTAAAGATTTCATTATCGGTCTTCATCATCTTCACAAAGTTCAAGAATGGCATAAATGTCTTCTTCTAATCTAGCAAAGAAATCAAGTTCACTAGCAACCATTTCCAATTTTTCACTATTAGAATAGATTGCATCTAATTCACCTTCATCGTTGTTATTCCATGATATTTGGATATTTCTTTCTTCATCTTCAAATGTGATATATCCATTGTCTATTCCAAAAGACCAAGACAAATTAGAATATTCGCCGGGTTCATCTAATTCATATCCAATATTTAGCAACCAAGCACATACCTTTTTAGGTATGGATTGGAGCATTTCTTCTGAGAAAGCATCTTTGGGGTAAAAAATATCTGTGTGTGTCATACTGCCATATCTCCTTTAATTATGTGCTTTTTCTAAACCAAGATAGAAAAAGCGGGTTTTTTGATTTAAGTCTATTTCTAAGTGTACTTAGATTTATATTAAGTGTCAAAGATGCTTCCTGTAAAGAATCATATTCTTTACCTTCAATACTAACTTTAACTGCATTTGTTGGAACATTTTTATCCCAGAAATTTTTAAGACTTTTTGATAAATTGTTTCTATGTTCATCTGTAATATGTCTTTTTGGAATTGAAACAGTTTTACATTTATTTCTTACTACTTTACCTGTTAAACTTATCCCATTACCACGTTTATTACTTTCTCTAATTTTATTTTTAGTCTGTTCTGATGGATTAGAATTTGAAGCACATCTTTTTCTAGTTTCATGATCATGAGTCCTTCCAACATTTATGTTGTTAGCGTAAGAGGTTTGTCGTTTTTTGTCCCTCACTATATCAGAAGATTGAATTAAAGGTTGTATTAATTTTCCTTTATCACTTATTTTCTTTCTTATACTTTCTTTGTTTGGATTATTAGAAAAAGTATCTCCTCCTTCTCCACCAATAGCAATATTATAACCGACAGTCTTATCTAAAGAATTTAATTCACTGATATAATGTTTTTCTGCAATGCTACATTCATCTTCAGTAAGTATATTTTTCTCTAATATTTCTATTTTAAAATTTTCTTTACCATACTTTTTAATTGCACGTTTTAATAGAGTTCCAGATCCAAAATAATATCCTAAATCATTTCTGTTATGTTTCCCTATATAAATTTTATTATTGATCAAGTTTGTGATTTTATAAATTAGCATATTGTCATCTCCTTTAAGTTTATTTATAGGAGATGACACGGTGGTAAATCAGACTGCCATATCAAATTTAATTTTTGGATGGTATTTATATCCAACGATTTCAAAATCACTCATTTTGAAATCATCAATATCAGTTACCTCAGGATTAATTTTTAATACTGGTGGTTCAAATGGAGTTCTAGTAAGCATCTCATTTACACCATCAAGATGATTTTTGTAAATGTGAGTATCCCCCAATGACATAATTAATTCACCAACTTCTAAATTTGTTACTTGTGCAATCATGTGCGTTATTAGTGAATACGATGCAATGTTGAATGGCAATCCAAGTGCCGTGTCCACTGACCTCATATAAACCAAACAGTTTAATTTTCCCTTCGAACTCACATTAAAGTTCGCAAACATATGGCAAGGTGGAAGTGCCATATTGTCCAATTCACCAACATTGAATGCTGTTAGAACCATTCGGCGATCTGTTGGATTTGTCTTAATCGTTTCAATGATCTTTTTAATCTGATCGTGTTCTTCGATTAGTACCTTTGCACCAAAGTATGTCATCCCACCACCTTCATGTGATAGCGAATCAGAAGCACTGATAAATGTGGTATGTTTCCAATGTCGCCACTGCACACCGTAGACATCACCTAAGTGACCATTGTACCTTGCTTTAGGTTTCCAATATGGTGCATTTGCATTTGGTGTCCAAATCGTTGTACGAGATTCATCTCGTGTTCCGTATGTAATTTCTGCAAGACGACGTTCATCACTGCTTCCTTCGATAAACCAAAGTGCTTCACCGAGGATGGGGCGAAATGCAGTAAATTTTGATGTCATGAGTGGGAAATATTTAGAGATGTCTCCCCTAATCTGACGACCGAATAAAGAACGTGTACCTACTCCAGTTCTATCATTCCTATCTTCTCCGTTTTCATTTACATCTTTTAGTAAAGCTAGATACTGTTCTTCCATATTTTTTATCCTTTATGTATAATATTCGATATTTATGGTTTGATAATCAGCTTGTTATCAGCCATAATTTCAAAAACCTGTGTCAATAATTTCTGTGTGAAATCCAAATGCGTAGTAATGCTTGGATTTTTGTCTCTATTCCCAGCAACATTCAACACAGAAATATTGTGAGATACCAAAAAAGACACTACGTCATTTGGTGAGAAACCATCTGCCGGTCGAACACTGAAAAATGGTCGACTAAACTTATTGCATAAGTTTCTGGTAAGTGTTATACCCGGAGAATTTAAATTAGAAGCAACAATCAATGTACCATCAGATTGACGGACGTTTGATTCTGTTCTTGGGGGATATTCTGAAGATCGATGTTCTGTTAGTCCGAACTCTTTCAGTTCTGGAGCTGGTCCATACCAAGTTCTCCAACCTGCTGGTGCAGTACCACCAGTTTCTATTCCGAAATTTTTAGCAGCTTCAATGCCGCCCCTATCAGAGCCGCATTGACCGCCACTAATTACTTTTCTTAGTCCATAATAATCAAACTGAATTAAGTCTTTCTTTGAATGCATTGATTTCTTCCGATGAATATTCTTCTAATTTTTTTATCATCGGTACTATACGGAGAAAACAATCTCCTCTAGTATTCTCATCAACGTTTTTCCAATAGCCCTTATTTTTAACAGTAAGGATACTACCAGATGCACACCCTGCAGGGATGTACAGTTTGGATTCACTCAAATCAAACCCAGTATATTTAAACCACCCACCCATTATCAATGTGAATGGTGATACATCTACTGTTGTTGATATGTCACCTTTAGTTCGTTCTCGGAATTCACCTGAATCCCATGTAATAGAACTAGCTTCAACAATAAATGCTAGAGTGTATTTTACCTCATTGAATGTATACTCTAAAACTGTATATGGTTTTTCAAGGATTGGATAATCAACAGTGCGTACCACACCATCAAGAACTACACTAGTTGAACCGCCGGTAAATGCTTCATTAAGTGAAACCTTTACAATCAGATTATTAGGTCTGATATTAGGATCATCCAAAGAGGTAGCTAAAATCTCATACGCCTTATTTACCTCTTTGAATTTCTCACCATCCCCACCTTTTCGATCTGGATGATGTTGCATAGCAAGTGATCGATATCTTGATTTAATAATCTCATATGGATCACCGGCTTTCACTCCCAGGACTTTCCTAGCTCTTACTTGATTCATTTTCAGTAATTTTGACAACAACCATTTTGATAACAGCTTTTAAAATGAGTGCACCACAGACATACATCAAGAGAAGAACAGTACTTCCATAAAATTCAAGATAAACCAAATACATAAAAGGAACAATCCAGTAAACGTAAGTGATATATGTTTTCCACCAAGGCTGTTCATTAATCTTTTTCAGTTGGTCTAAAGCCAACTGTGAGCTGTTATTCAATGCCGATATTTGATCTCTCACCAAAAACAGAATACCGCTTATAAAGAACATCAAAACGGAGAGAACAAAAAGCAACATGTCATACACGAAAATGAAACCGAAATGATTCGTGTACCAATACATGGCTAATAGAAATGGTGTCAGTAAATAACTACATACTAGAGTAAAAAAGCTTTTCATTTATTTAATCCTTTTTAAAAATTCCGAACTCGGTCAACCTTTGAATTCTTTCAATTCCCGCGTATACATTGCAGCTGCAGTATCAGCCTTGAGAGTAGACAGATTCTTCTTTTCTTCCGTGATTTGGTTCTTCAGATCCTCAATCTTATCTCGGGTCAATGTCCAAATTTGCATTTGAAGCAAACGATCATAATCCACAAACTCGTTTTTCAACAAGAGTGCAATCAAATCATCTTTCTTTTTGTTCTTGAACTGATCACTGTTTGCAAGATAGAACATGATGAATCGGAGTTTTTCAGACAACCAACGGATTGATTCTTCACTTTCATCGATAAGCTTCAATCGCCGAACTTCATAGAGACCTGCCCGCCATTCAACAAAAGTTTCAATGATTGCTTCTGCTGACTCATAACGTTTCAGAGTTCCCTCAGGAGTCCAAAGTGTAAAGTTTTCTGTGTCACGCGAAATCAATTTGAACTTTTTGTAAAGCTCATCAAGTGGTAGAGCTGTAGTACTACGTGGTGCAGTAACGATAAATTCAAAACCTTCTTCAACAGATTTATTTTCAAAATCCTTGATGACTTCTGCTTCTTCCAACTTGGACAAATGTTCCAAATATTGGTCAAGATACATACCAATTGGTAGTTCGGTAATTTTGATAGTTGTGGTGTTGACAACTTCGAGTTTACCGGTAATCACAACTTGACCAGTTTCTTGAACACGTTCAATCTTTCCACTGAATCCTCGATACCAAGGAGTCAACGTTCCAGGTTTTAGCTTCTTACCAAGAAGTACATTGACACAAGCAGCAGCAACGTCTTTTGGATTGTAGGCCTTAATCAAACATGCATGTCCTGTACCGGTACCTTCTGCACCATTGATCAACGAGATTGGCAGAATAGGAAGATACGTTTTTGGTTCAATTTTTTCTCCATCGGTTTCATTGTGAACCAAAATACCATCATCTGCTTTTGGAAACAGTGCACGGAAATTTGGAGAGAATTTCGTTTCAATGTAACGTGGTGCAGCAGCTTCTGAAGTCAATCGAGAACCAAATTGCCCTTCTGGCAAAAAGATATTCATGTTGTTTGCACCAGGATAGTCAACTGCTAAACCAACAATGGTTGATTGCATTGAACCGATACCATGGTGATAATCGGTTGAAGCTGCACAAGCTGCAGAAAGTCGTTCAACAGACAGAAGACCAGCATTTTCTCCTCGGAGAAAAGTACCGTAAATAGCCTTTCGTTGAGATGGTTTTAGACCATCAGTCAACTTAGGAATAGAACGAACATTGTCATAAAGAGAGAACTCTTTAAAAGCAGAATTGAAAAAATGTCGGGCTGGCATTCGACGAGTACGAAGATTACCGACATCAGACTGTTTGGGTTGTGTTTTTGCGATCATGTATTATTATACCCTGTTATTTAGTACCGTTGATATATTTTTCAAAATCTTTTGCTAGAGAAATAACTTCTTTACTCTCACAAGTAGAACCCGGTCGATAATGACTGCCATTTCGGGGCTGTTCAAAATCAGCAGTTACTCTCACAGCATAATGAAGAGCAATAATCCGAACTTGGGTCGTGTAATCAGAATTAATGGGGAAAGGCGTACGTGTATCCATTAAATTGCTCCAACAATATGGTCTTCAAAATTACCAGCTTGGGTTTCAAGCCAAACCTTACGATCATCTGCACGTTCACCATTAAAGGCGAGATCGATTGATGCTTTGTCTTCATCACTGTCCATGGTAATTTGGAATAGGTACTCATTCAAATTTTCCATGTACGGGACAAAGTCAACAGTCTTAGTTGTTCCCAACCCCTTGTAATAACGGTGTGACCAACCTTTTGTCTTTTCACCAGTCTTGTGTACCCATTCCTTGAATTCTCGTTCAGTAAAGAATTCCATTACCTCTTTGTTTTTCAAGACAACCTTGACAACTGGGGTACGCAAGATATGGATAAATCCGAGATCAAACAGTTCAGGCCAGAAGACTTCAAACAGATTCATTAACAAACCAGCAATGTGGGAACCATCAACGTCAGCATCAGTAGCAAATGCGACCTTACCGAAACGTAATTCTTTCAACGACTTAACTGGTTCACCGATACGAAGACCGATAATTGTCAAGATTTTTTGAATTTCGTTAGGAGCAACCTTACCATCCTTTTTCTTATCGAGACCGAGAACCCTACTGATTTCCTTCTCACGAATATTCAACAGCTTACCACGCAGAGGATAAGTACCAATGTATGGAGTTTTTCCTCGAGCAGCAAACAGAGACTTAGCAGCAGAATCACCTTCAGCCAAGAACAAGATGCACTTTTCACGATGATGTTTTTCATGTGCATCACAGAATTTTTCAACTCGACGAGGATCCGCTTTGTTAGTGTCCTTGTTGAGTTTGCGAAGCTCTTTCAATTCTTCCTGTTTTGCTTTAGTTTCAGCCCAATCAATAATGTCTTGAATGATGGATGACTTGATGATTTTGTTGATCATCTTATCTGGAACATCCCAAGAAGTCTTGTAGTCCTTAACTTCAGTCATCAAATTTTCTTTTGTTTGACTGGAGTAACGAGGATTCACAATAGAACAATCAATGAATAGAGTCATATGCTGACGCAATTCAGAAGGCTTCACATCAATTTTGTGTTTCTTCTTGATGTATTCACGGATACGTTCCCAAATTTGCATACCTGCATAGAGAATGTGAGTACCACCTTCTTTGGTATTAGTACCGTTCACAAAAGAGATTTGTTGGAATCCATCTTCTGAAGCTGAAACTGCGACTTTCCAGTTTTCAGTTTCGTCATAAGCATATTCACCTTCAGCACCCGTATAGAGTTCTACGTAGTCCTTGAAAGTACGAGTCATGATGCGTTCACCATTCCAATATACCTTCAGATGATTGTTCACCCCGGCAACATCAACAACACGTTTCAAAAGCATCAACATGTTGTCATCGGTGAATGTGCAGGTTAACTTTTCAAAGTCTGGATTGTAGGTGATTCGAGTATGACCCTTAGCACCTTCAGCCGGTACAACTTTTGCTGTACGACGGGTTTGAGAATTGTCTTCAAAAGCCATTTTGAATTTATTCTTACCATCACAGGTTTCAACCAAGAATTTGGTAGAGAAAATGTTGGTGAGAGCAGCACCTTCACCGTTTTGACCAGTCAACATTGATTCATCAGTGTCATCAAAGTTTGAACCAGCCCGCAATTCGAAAATCATTTCTGGAACCCATTGATCGTATTCCTTGTGTTTCAGAACTGGAATACCACCATTGTCATAGATAGAAATTTCACCCTTAGCTTGATCAACATCAACACGGATAGTGTCAACATGTTTTCCTTCAGGAGTTTTAGAGAAGTCAACAGAATTGGAGATGACTTCATCGAAGAGTTTCAAGAAACCAGGGTTGTAGGTGACTGAACGTTTGACCATTGCCTTTGTAGCAATATCAAATACGAAAGTATCTTCGGTATGAGGAGTGATAGCTCCAATATACCGACCTGGACGTAGAAGAACGTGTTCCACTTCATTAAGCTTACGGAACTTTTCTTCTACTGTTTTTGTTTTTACCATTTGTTCGTCCTTTAGATTAAGCATGTCTATATTATATCATGCTTTTAACCTGATATGAAATTTTATTTAGCTTGATAGAGACTTTTTAAAGATCGGGAATCCCTCATTTAATTGCTTTAGTAATTCTTTACCGAGAATCAATGCATATTCATCGGCAGATAGCATCACCATACTATCTTGAATTTCTTCAAGACCGATAGTAAGCTCTGCTTTGAGTTCTAGTCGGAATGTTTCGTTGCTGAATTGACGGGTAGTGTTAGTTATTTTCATTATGTTTAAAGTTAATCTTTTCCATTTGATTCTGATATTTCAATTTATGTGGATTATCAATCATTTTCTTGTCCTTCTTTGGATCAAAAAGCTTCAAGTGATAGTAATCTCGAATTTTAGTAACAATGAAAGTTGAAGAGATAACTCCATTGACCATAAGAGGCACAAACTCTTCAAAATCATTACCAGTCACTTCCCAAGTTTCGCCATTATTATCTGCAAATGCAAACTTGAAAGCATACCCGCCACCAGAGGTGATATGTTTATATGTCAAGATGAGATTAACGGGAACATTATCTTTCCACCCAACAGCTTTCTGAGTATCAACATAAGAATATTGCCAATCATTAGGGTAATAAAACGTTTTAACTACCTTACCATCTTTATCAATGGGGATTTGCTTCACTATGGTCATGTTAGTTCTTCCAATCAATTCCAAGATGTGTGAGTACAGTGCGGGCCAAAGTTACTTCTCCAGCATTTTCACCCGTACTAAATGCATCATCAACATTGCCACCAGCATAATCATCAACAGTGACATCTTCATCTTCATCGTCGTAGAAACATTCCGTTCTTGCTTTTTCTTTAAGCATGTTGATTACATCTTCATACGCCATGTTTTTCTCCCAATTTAAAATAACCACCCACATGAAACACTGATCGAGACATATAGGGTGTCCCATTATCCTTAGCATCATGCAGAGTATTACACAATGCGATTGCTGATTCCTCAGTCTTAATGGTCTTCATGTTCGCTTTGAATTTAGGGGTGGTCCAACCCTTCTTTGTTCCAGCAAACATTGATGTCCAATAAACGATATAACCTTCTGGTTTCTTTTCCATCATTAGTCCTTAAAAAGCAAATTTACTTTACGCTTAATTGTTTTGCAAGCAGCCTCTCCCTCAGCATAAATATTCTTCTCACTGAAATCCATTTCATTTTTTCGAAGAGTCAAATATTTATCTGCTTCATAATCGCACACTTCTGCGATAGCAGATGAGATCGATTCCATAAACATGTGCATCGATTTTGCATTTGGGAAAACAACACGTTCGTTGAATGCCAAATCGTTATCGACTCGCCCTGGTGTCAACTCGAGATAACCACCCGACTGTTGAACCATATTTATTAGACATTTATCCATTCTTTTTCTCATTCATGTATTGAATGCTAGAAGCAACATAATCACCAACTCGCTTCATAAATTCCTTCTTAAAGCCAAACATCACGTGATTATCAATATCCCACCAAAAATCTGTGTAGTCATATCGTGAATATGCACGATCGATTTCAAAATGTACACCTTCTTTCGTGTAGGGCATCTTAAGACCCCCAGCTCTAAACAATTTTAGGTAACCAACGTACGTCTCAAAATCGCTATCAGATAGAGAAGACCAAACACGCAACGGGATTTCACCATCAGTAATATCCGGAACAATTCGACATGTCCAAGAATCAGCAACTATCTCGATTTGACGGAATGATGCAGGTAAAGCACCAAATTCAAATTCAGAAGACCCCATATAGTCAAAAGATACAGCTTTAGAAAGCCGAGTATCTTTAGGTGCAAGTGGGGTATTAATTTTTGCACGTTGAATCAGATATGGGGTTTTCATTTGATAACTTTCTAAGTTCTGGAATGATATTATTATATCACAATTCTGATTATTTTACTGATTCGTGTCAAGAAAAGTATCAACAAAGTTGAAGATGTCATTTAGACAATCATTGATAAAATTTGAAAGGAAAATTATAAACACGAGTGGAAAAAGTACCACAACACGAATAGGAACTATGCACTTTCCTTTAAAAGAAAGTCGTGTGAATTCTGCTTTGATGCTTTTGAAAGTGAAATCTTTGAAGAAATGTATCATTGCATTTCCTTCAGTTTTTCTTCAATTTCTGCGTAGAACTGCATATACTTTGCAGTACGTTCAAAGTCCTTTGCAGTGACACCCTTTAGCCGACGAATATCACTGTTGTGACGTAGGTCTGCCTTCTTGGCTTTCATTGAATCTTCATTCGAAAACACACGAGCTTTGTATTCTTCTAGTGTTTCTCCAGGAAGCTTTGTCATGCACCAAATACCATTGATAACACGTTCTGAGATACCTTCATCACGGAGGTCTTGTTTCGTGACTTTGGTGTCTTCAAACAAATCATGACCAACAGCAATACATTGGAGTTCTTCATCATCTTCTTTGATGAATGACATCACCCGTAGTGGGTGTAGAATGTATGGCTTGCCCGCTTTATCAAATTGTCCAGCGTGGGCATTTGTTGCAATAACAATCATCCGGGAAAGCATTTCGCCTTTTTTCATCATGTGTTCCTTCAGTTTTTACATTTGGTGTTGTTGATGTGTGCAATTAGTTCTTCATTGTTCCACAAATGATGCTTAGTTGCCTTTACACCAGATTTCAATGCATTAATTGCCATAGCAAAAGAACATTGAACTGGTGCAAAACTGCTATAATATGGTTTCTTTCCGGTTCTAATATCGATTGGGAGAGAATCAAATTGTTCCCACGCTTTAGGATCTAAGACCCTAGCCAAAGCATGGATATCCCAATGTGTATAATCGACTTTAGGTTTGCGTTTTAAAAAAGAAAACATTTTATGTTGATATTATATCATGAATTTTCATTTTTACGACCCTTAATAATAATCTTTTTAGGATTTAATAAGTTTGTAAAAAAGTGTTTAATCCGACCATCTAAGGTGAATATTGTCACAATGTTTAGAACTGGTACACACGATATGATAGTCATTTCAATCAATGTTTCAATTGATATATCATTCCCATTATACCACTCAGAAGCAATGTAATATATCAATGAAATTATGACGGTGACTAAATGAATATAAAGTAGCAACATTTAAATCACCTAATCAAAAAATGACATTTAAACCGACAATGAACGTCAGAATCATTGCAACACAACCAATAATCACTCGAAATACAGTGAAGTCACTGTCTTCATTTGAAGAAGTTACAATCTTTCGATTCCACATACCAAAAAGATATGGTTTATATTCGTAGGTCTTACGTGTACCAAAAGTCGTGCGTAGTATCCAAATCGAGAATGGGCAGCCGAACAACATAACGCAACAACCAATGACAAGTTTCGTCAACGTCAAACCGATCAATTTGTAGACAACAATAACGGTGACTACTTTACCCAAATCGGTTTGAGAAAATTCATTTGCTGCAACACCAATTTCTTTTGCTGCACCGACCATCGCTTTACCGATATTTCCACCTAGTTCACCCCAAGCAGTTGCTTCTTGTCGGATTTGTGCTGATACATTTGGTGCTGAGGTATCTTTGAGAGCTTTAACTTGAGCTGTCACTTGATCAATTTGTTCTTTTGACAAATTTGAAACATCCAATGTAGTAGCCATTGACGAAACTGTTGCACACATAATTGCAACAGAAATAATAAAACGTTTAATCATAATTCACATCCTTTTAAAAACTTAACGCCATTCAACTTTGGCATCGACAAGATACGCCTTGCTATCAACCGTAAAACTGACCAATTTGACCCCCTTTATATTAGCATCCATACGAAGGGTGTATGGAATAAATTCTGGATCAAATGAATGTTGTTCAATAACCCAATCCTCGACATTTCTGTTCATGATAACATTTCCATCAGGCAATGTAAATCTGATTCTATTGACTTTTTCAGAAAATTGGATTGGTTTCTTTTTCATTCTTTGTCGCTCCATTTGAATACAATACGAGTCCCACAATTTAATGATTTGTATTTTGGAAACACGTTTCCATCACAAATCCTACAGCATACAACAATGATCCAACAGTAATAGATGCAACAATCGTCGAATTAACAATTGGACAAATTGACATGAAGGTAATCCAAATGAGTTGTTCTAAGTTCACATCTTCACGTGCACATTTTTTGAGACTTAACAACATACTCAAACAAGTAATCACGGAGATTACATATCCGATAATCAATACATTACATGACATAGTTTTCACTTTCTAATTGAACATTGGGTTTTTTGTAATATTCACCTTCATATATTATATCACAAAAACGGTCACCTGAGTGGTCATAAATTAAACGATATTGTTTACCTTTGTGATTAAAGTAGTACTCGGAAAATTCTTGAGAATGATACACTGCAAAATGATGTAAATTAAAAACACAGATTTCATTGTAGACCATCTGTGTTTCTCTACTATCAAGTATACGTTCAGAAAGTATTTGATGATGCATTTCAGATCACATCTATTTTACTCTGTGAATTTAATGTTCACACAATATTTCCCTTTCCAACTCAGATAAGCATGTTTGATAAATGAATCCTTAACTTCTTCTACGTCTTTATCTGCTTTACGTTTTTCAATCCTACGGTTATAACTCCACTCAGTATATTTTTTGGTTCCGAAAAAGATACAAACACCAGCACTAATACTACCAAAAATAATAATTGCTGCTTCACCCATGTCGGTGAAAAACCATTCACCCATAATGAAACTGTAAATGATTCCTAAAAACATATGAGCCAAAATATGACCAAAGAAAGCTATCACAATTCCACACAACAAGAGAACAATGATACCACGAAAAACAAAATTGATGTAAGTACAGATATCTGGATTGTTACCACAATAATCCTCGTCACCACTGCGGTCAACATGTTTGGTACGTGGAATATATCCAACCATCGCTGCAATTTTAAAATGCAAACTGTTCTTATTGAGATTAAGTTCTTTCATCATATTTCCTTTTAAATAATTCCAAAATGTTTGTTAATTTTCTGTACGTTGCGACTGAATTCTTCCAATGCAAGATCACTAGTAAGACATTCTTCAGTCCACAGCGCTTTTGCTGCTTCCCTAATAAGAAGTTCTGTGAACCTTTTCAGATTATCCTCACGGAAATCGTACCAAAGATATTCTTGTTCACCTTTGTTCTTTTGAGGTTCACCAGAAACATAAACCTGTTTTGCTAGTTCAACAAAAAGTTCATTCATGTTTTTTACCCTGAAATACTATTGCCTTTTGATAAATTAGCAAGGTGACGTTGATAATTTTCCAACTTTACCTGTGCTTTTCTGCCTGTCTTGCGGTCTACTTCATTCTTCTTTAGAATTTCATCAATATCATTTTTGATGTGAGAATATGGTTTACCATAAATTTCTGAAATTACCAAAATAGCAGCCCACTCCGAATAACGAAGTTGTTTTGCTCCTTCAGCATCATTCACCATAAAGGTGATAATTTCATCATATGTTTTCATCATTCAATCCCAAAATGTTTCTTCGCAACACCAACACCTTCATCCACATCAGTGTAATGAAGAATGATGTTGCATGTGGCGTTGGCTATAAGTTCTGCGAACTTAGTGTTGTAGTTTTCCATATACACTGTATATTTTTCAGTGTGGATAGAATCAGCATAAGCAACAGCTTGTTTAGCAAGCGACTCAATCAGATCCTCATTCATCATTCAACTCCTTGGTCTCAGAGCAAAACTCTAATGTACAAGTCATGCCAGCATCAGTATCTTTCCAAGAAAAGTTGGCTAATCGTTTGTCAGTCTTCTTTTCAAGATATTCCTTCATAATAGAAAACAACTGTTCTTGATTTAATGTTGTTGTAGTTTCATATGTGATTTTCATCATTTCACTCCAAAATGTTCGCGGAGACTTTGATTGTTGCTAAGAATACCATATGCAGCATCTGGCATAGTAAGCTGTAACATATCTGCATTTTGCTGAGACAGTAGAATGCACTCGTGAACGATCAGTTCTGCGAACCGTTCCTTATCAAAATCTGTTTTACCAGAGTGATGATCATAATCTGAACACTGCTTAATTAAGGCTTTGATACGTTCGTTCATCATTTCATCCTAAAAGTTTAAACGCAATCACCGTTTGCAAAAGTACCAACATTAATGTCAAAGTACGGTCGAATAACTTTGCCCTCTTCATAAATTCCGTCGAAGGTGAACTCCACACCATCAACACACGTTTCATATGCACGTGAAGAAGTAGCTACTCCCATTTCACATTTATACTTTTTCAGAAGTGCTTGAAATTCTGCTTTGAAAGCTACTGTTGTCTCGTTGACAATAGCTTCAAAGGCAATCCTTTCTTCTTCAGAAATTTGACCGTAACTATGAATCATGATTTAGTGGGTGAAAGCTTTGACATCCAAATCAACCAAAGTCGTGATTGCTTCGGATTCAGTCATACCAGTGGGGTTAACACCGTAATCCATCAACTCTTTATACAGTTGAGACTTGGTCATTTTGGAATAGATGTCACGAGATTCTTTGGTGATTTCTGCAACTGTAGTCATTTTGAACTTTCTGAATAATTTGAAGATAAGTAATTATACACTGATTCAAGTTAAATGTACAATTTATTTTCTTTTAACACGAATCAGTTTGAAAAATAACTATTTTGAATAAATAATCTATCAAATGGAGAGCACATGAAAGTATACGAAATTTTAGATCCATATCTTGCACACAATCTTAAGAACCCAACTGACTCTTCAATTATGGCAATTCATAGTCCTGAACAGGCAGCTGAGCTCTTAAAAAGAGAATATAAAACATTTGTTGATGCATACAGCAATAGTCACGGAAGATTATTTAGAGGTATCAAAGAGGAAAAAGATGCTGATATTATAGGTGCCCACATAAGACCGGATAGAAAACCACTTTACATGGGGCCGAACAATCAAAAATTATTAACAAAAGCTTTTGATTTGATAGGCTTAAAAGCAAATAGAACCAATTCTATCTTTTGCTCTAGTGATAAATATGTTGCTAATAGTTGGGGTGAGCCATATATAATCTTTGTTAAGGATGGTTGGTCTGGAACAATTTTTAAAGACATTAGAACTGATTATGTTTTCAATTATGCTATGAGGGTCGTTGATGATGCAATAATGGAATTTGAAGAAGATGAAACTAAACAAGTAGAATACATCAAAGAACAATTACTCAAAAAGACACCATTACAATTTTCATCTTCAAGTCATTTATCAAATATTATCAATTCGAATTATGTTGACATTTTAATAACAGGTTCAAAATATTTAGGTTTAAGATATTCATCTCCTTTCTCACGTGAAACGTTAAAAATATTAGGAATAAAATGAAAGTATACGAAATTTTAGATAGATATAAAGTTCATGATCTTGCTAACCCTGATGAAGATTCAGGTATCACAAAGATAAATGATATTGAAAAATTAGCTGAAACAATTAAGCATAACTGTAAAGACGCGGTGGAAGCTTATAAACAGGCTAGAGATTTTTTGTATCGTGGTCTTAGAGGAGAAAGCAAAAAGGTTATCATCACAGGAATAAGACCTGATAGACGCCCAGTTGAAATGAAACCTGAATTTCATGAGATTCTTCATGATGCTTTTTTAAAACTAGGATTGAGAGCTACTAGAAAGAATGCTATTTTCTGTACTACGAATATAGATTTGGCTGATGATTGGGGTAATGTATATGTGATATTCCCAAAAGATGGATGGGATGTAACAGTATTTACTAGAGTTACAACAGGTTATTCTTTCCATGAAATTAGCGCATTAAGTGGATACAGAATAATTCGTGATGAATCTACCACTCATGAAGAAAAGATTGATTTTCTTGCTAAAGAGATTGGTGGTTTAAACCCACAAAATATTGATGATGCTAAGGGGTTAACTCATGTCCTTAAAATTGGATACGAAGATATTCTGTTGACAGGTGATAGTTATATTGGGGTCAGAATTGATAATGGCACTACTTTCGTAAACGATCTTTTTAAACTATTAGAAATAAATCATGAATTTTAAAGACTTCTTAATAAGAGAAATAGAAGAACTATCGGAGATAGTCATACAGTTTAGAGGAGCTGGTGTTATACCATATTGTGAAAAGACAGAACGATATCTATTCACCCTACGTTGTAGACATGTTTCTTCTCCATTGACCTGGGCAGGATTTGGAGGTGAAATAGATGAAAGAGAGACTCCCGAACAAGCAGCTAAAAGAGAACTATTCGAGGAAGCCGGGTATGATGGTCAGATAAACCTGAAACCAATATTTACTTTCGATGACAGTAAAATAGATTTCATTTATCACAATTTCGTAGGAACTGTTCCAGAAGAATTTGAGCCAGAATTGAATTGGGAGAATGTCGATTTCCGGTGGATAAAAAAGGGTGAATGGCCAAAACCATTACACCCAGGAATTAAGCAGTTTATTAATCTGCTTTAGCACCTCGTGCTGAACGAGTAGGATCACCATCTCTGGGTTCAATCTTTTCAAGGACCCTCTTAATTTCTTCCCATGCAACAGGTGCATAGTTATTTGCATCTACACCAACGTCATATCTACGAACACGACCATCAGTAGTTTTTGAGCTATGAACATGTCCATGCAACATGAAAGCACCGTGATGCGCTTTATTCCAAGACAGAAGAGGATAATGACTCATACTCACATGCACACCTTCTATATAAGTTTGATGAAGCTCAGGGAGAATTTCAAACTCTTGTTGAAGACGAACATTATTACGAATTACCTTATCATGATTTCCATATACCAGTAATTTTTGTCCATTTAGTCGCTGGATGAAATTGATGGCTTCAGTCATCCCACAAAAGAACACATCCCCCAAAATATAGATAGTGTCATCTTGCCCAACCTTTGAGTTCCAGTTCTGTAATAGACCTTGATTCATATCCACTTCATTTTTCCATGGTCTATTACAGAACGTAATTACGTTCTTATGGTACAGATGCAAATCGGATGTAAAAAATACTGACATAAAATATCTCCAGAAACAATAAAGGGTATCAAATGATACCCTTTATTTATGACCTCTTTAAGGTCAGAATTTAGGCATTGAGAGCAGTTGCGAATTCGTTGGAGAATTCTGCAGAAGCTGCGATCTTGGTAGCGATTTCAACTTCATTGAAGGAATCGTCGATTTCAACATTGAACTTTGCAGCCAGTTGAACAAGCTTTGCACGATTAGAAGGCTTAACAGCAACACCAGAAGCGGTAGCAACAGCAGCCTTGAACACTGGACCGAAGGTGAAGCCGCGAGGACCGGTTTTGGACTTTGCAGTCTTAACAGCAACAGGAACCATTGCAGCCTTAACAGCTTCAGCAACACGGGTGTAGGAACGCAGCTTTTGGGTCCGGATCATCTTCAGAGCTTCATCAGAAGTCAAAGAAGTGTTAACGGTCAGAGCGTAAGAGACCAATTGAGCAACAGTAAGAGATTTAGACATCGTATTTCTTTCATCAAAGGTTATAAAAAAGTTTTTTATCAACCAACAATTTGTTTTTTATTGGTTGATGTAGTAATTATACCATAGTTTTCTCAAAAGTACACAGTTTCCGGTAAATAAATGCAATTATTTTCAAATATTTTTCAACTGTTCGAAAACAAGTACATTGTATTCTGCGAATGGAGAAATGCTAGGATCGCAGAGTTGTTCTTCAGTAAGTAAACTGATGATCATTCCTTCTTCAGGTGTCAGTCTACTGATGTCTTTAGTGTCTTTGTAAACACCAAGAAATGTAGTAACCAAGAAAACTTGTTCTCCATCGCAGATTCCAGTATAAAGCTTAGTGAGCTTAGTAGGATCAAGAATCATTCCTGTTTCCTCTAATGTTTCTCTAACTAAAGCCTCCTCTAAGGTCTCATCTCCATCCACTTTTCCTCCAACAAGACCCATTTTAAAAGGATTGTGTCTACGAGAAATAGAAAGATACTTATCACCGAATGGTTGTAACAGACATACTGCATTTTTTAGCATTTAAAACTCCCTAGCTGGAATTGATTCCCAGGAAATGTTAAATGATTGCTCATTGCGCCCAGAATTAAAAATTGAGGTAGTGTATCCCTCGTTTTCTAAAATCTCAGCTATCTCACTTACTCGAGAGAAATTGATATTGTACGTTACTTTAGTATCACCCTTAAGTGCAGCTACTTTAATAGCATTTTCAATCTTATCAAGTGTCTCTTGATCCTTGATTCGTTGTTGACGTTGGCCTTCCATCGTCATTGCCCGTGCAGTGTTTGCATTCATCATTTCAATTCTCCTTAAAGAATAGTTTACGTTGATCTTCAACAGTAAACTGTTCAGAACCTTTTTGTTCCAATAGTTTGTTAACAGTTGCTAAAATAGCAGCTTTCATTTCTGGTCGAGTAAACCATACTTGTCGAAACCCCTTTTCCCCCTTGGTTTTTGGAGGTAATGAAGAAGCTTCCAGAATAATTTTGTCTACAGTGTTCATAGCTTACCAAGAAACTCGAATAGTATTCACATTTGGCCCGCACTTTTGGTAAATAGTAGTGTTGAATCCAAGTGACGTAAAATGCTCTGACAAATGTTTAGCAAACATTTTAGAAACATCCTTATCACATGTGTACTCTCTTTCACCACCTAGTTCACCACCCTTACCAAAGGCAACATTGTAAATACCCTCATTGATGTAATTACGCACATCAATATACCGTTCTTGTGTTTGTACTGAATTCAGACTCAATGAGCGGGCATCATTAGCTGTTAGCTGTTTGCAAAATGTATCATCCATCATTCGCTCCTTTTTCCAAAGTTCATTGCAATCAAAGTTCTTTCATCTGTCCACCCCAATTCAGACTGAGCCAACTTATAAAGCGCATCTGAGTATTCATCACTGTACCGGTCGATGGGTGGTGGCATAAGTTCTCGTTCAATAATTGCGTTTTCAGCATGTAGATTTTCAACTGTCGTGTTGATAATATCTGCATCAATTTCAGCATCGAGGGCTGCAGCCCGAACTACAGCAATTGCATATAGCCTTGAACGATTTGGACTCATAACGAATGGAGCAGATCCACCCCAACCACTCCAATGTGATTTACCATCTCGAAGCCAAGCATATCGTTCATGTTCCGGTGTCATACTTCTGTCTCTTCAAAACATTCAACAGGATAAAGAGTTCCATTTACAGGAATCATGCTCACTTTTTGCTCACTGAAGAATTTAGTTTTTGTCCAATACCTATCAAACGTTGCAACATATGAATGATCAGATGAATGCAACCAAGAAGAAACAAGCATATACGTACCTGTATATGGAATCTTTTTTGTTTCTAAATAAACTGCTAATAGCTGCTTATTTGGGGTGTATAAATACATGATATTATCCCAATAGAGGAACCATTTGAGTAGCAAGTACTGCAATATCCAATTGTTCTGGAGTCAAGATACCCAACATACCAGCTTGATGATTCAATTTTGCACGATTTGCTTCAACAAAAGCAATACCTTTACCCTTCTTGATGGAATCATTCCAAATAGGACCGAAGGAATATCGAATTCCATTAGCTGCTGCTACCTTAATACGTTCTCCCTTAGGAGAAGATTTGATGAGTAATACACGTTCTGCAGGTTCTGCCATCAAAGCATTTGCCATTTCTTGAAACATGTAGACACCCATGTTGTCTTCCCATTTCACTGCAGTTTCTACCACATGGGGAAAACCTTCACTTCCAACAGGAAACTCTTTAGGAACCAAATCAGCAATTCGCTGAAGTTTTGCCATATTGAATGTATCAGCTTCATTGAAACGTAGACCAGCGATAGCAGCAATTTTTTCCAACATGATATTTTCTTTCTAAAAATTATTTACACAACTTATCAACAACAGTTTCAGTCCGCTGACTGATGTAGTATGCTTGAGTTGAACATTCTTTGACCACCTCATTTGGTACATCAACCTTTTGTTTATTTTGGTTCATGATCGTCAAACAAGACAGGAAAACCCTTTCACGGATACATTGATCTTGAACAATTTTGACTTCTGGTTGAGAAGGTGTATGAACACCACACCCGACCAACAAGAACGGAACACATAGCAAAAGTTTCTTCATTTATTAACCAATTCCTTGATTAGGGTTTTACACACATTCTCTTTGATGACGTAGATAATCGTCATGAGAAGGAAAACTGAAAGAATTTGAAGACATTCATATCCAAAATTCCACAGAAAAATCTCAAGAGATTTCATTACATACTCCAATACAATTCAGAACTTACATCACAACAACGTGGAGTATTCACTGATTGGCTAACAAGTTGCCCTGTCATCAAATTGCGAACTTGATGAGTTTTTTCCAGTTTCGAGAAATTAGCAACAGTATCAACAACATAGTTGTCATCAGCTTGGCCAGCACGTTTTGCCCGAGTCAAGGCAGCTCGAGCTGCACCAACCGTCGAATAGGACGATTTACTTGCTTTTGTGCATTTCAGTTTGTGTGTTGTTTCTTTGTGGAAAATAACAAAATAATCGGTCATTTTTAACTTTCAAGATTTGTTAAGATGATATATTATACACTACTTCCCAAGTAAACTTGGGTTATTTTTGATTATCTTTCCCAACCGATACCCATAAGGTCTTCGAAATCGGAAGCCGAACACATTTCCATCAATTCCGCATCACTCAATTCTTCTTCAACTGATTTGTAATACATGTGTTGTTGGGTTTCTTGTGGTCGCTGGGCTACGCGGACACAGTTGGGATCATCAGCATGTCGAGTAAGCCATTGCCCATTGAACATGTTTGTCTCACCCTCACCCACGTGAACAAGACGTTGACAAACGAAACACCGTGCTTGATATTTATTTCTCATGATATTCCCAGAGTGCCTTAAAGATTTTGTTTACGTCATTGTCGTACATGCCACTCGAGTTGATGCAGTTAAATTCGATGACCTTCACGGTGTCCTCGACCAAAGCTGTGTCCATAACTACACATTGATCAGGCACCCATTTATCTGCTAAGGCCTGAGCCTCATCTATAACTGTCTGGTCATCTTCATGGAGTTTACGAAGCTGATTGTGAGCACGATACATTGAACCATCAATGATTTTTCCACCAACAATAAACCAGCGCCATTCAGCATCAACATTCTTCGGTGAAGATAGAACTACTTCAGTCTCTGGGGCCATGTAATACGATCCACCACCAACTGCATCCATCATTGATTGGAACCAAGGGAGAATTTCTCCGGCAGTCATGACTTGACCAGAGTACTGTTTCAAATCTTCACTAGGGCGGGTAAAAATTTCTGTCTCTGGTCGAACATGTTTCAACCACTCAACAGCATTCTCAACGGTCATCACATTGTCATTCAACATATCAGGATGATGTTTCAAAAAATTCCGATAATTCATCTGTGTCAAATCAAAATGCAGTCCTCGCCATCCGAATTGTGCACCGAGGGTGATTAGCAAAGTTGAACCATAAGGAATAAATTCCTTTCCTACAAGTGGTTCATTGGATGTTATCTCTCGCGAAAACGGAATCACCCCAACAAATTCGTGGGGATAAGGTTTAACTGCAACTTCAGATTGGTGAAGTTGCTGCTCATTCATGAGGTTATGTTGGATTAGAAATTTCATTCTTTTTCTGTTCTCTTTTATTAAAAATTCCGTTCAGTGCTAGTGTAAGACGGTCCTTTTCTTCTTGAGACCATTCATAATCTTTCGAGGTCTTTAAACCGCGTCTAATCATTTCACACATACAATACGGTTCATCATCTCTGGGACCTAAGCATGCACATATATCATTCATCTGAGTCACCTTTAGAAATCTTCACAAAACGAATCACTTCTAAAAGTGAAAGTATGTTTATTGAATTCTTCGACTGGATTTATTCCACCTGCGCTGTCAACCCAACTTTCATCGTCAAACATTACTTCTACGATAAATCCATTTTCATCGCAGATGATATGACGTACCTCACACTTTGCCCCAATTTTGATAAAGTGTTTACAATGTGCCCAACCGCTAGGAAATGGAGACAGTAGTTTAACTAGAACCACTTTGTCACCTGCTTTGAATGGAGCAAAATTCTCCATCAAATAAATGTAAGCCCCCACCATTTGCTTAACATAGAAATCACCTGGACCCCGAGACATCAATTCCTGTGCCTCGGCGAACTTCTTCATGGCCGCAATAAATGGAGCATATACTTCTGTCATAAAAATTCCTTTTACATAAGTGTCAGTGGTCGTTTGAACCGACGATTCATCATTGTTTCCATCTCATCTCGTGGAAATCCATTATGTGCAAAAGTAACAACTTGTGCACCAGGAAAGGGCGGGCAGGGGTGGGCATGTGGGCCTCTGTAGAACTCCGAGTTATTCAGTTTCAATCCAGCCTTTTTCAACATGTGAGTTGTTTCACTCACAATGAACGTGCTCATCTTACCAATTTCATCACCATCATGGCTAATAACATGCCAAGTTTTACCATCTTCTTGAAAGGCAACTCCTGCAATAAGAAGTTCGGCAGCCTGCCGTTGACGATCAGTAAAACCATTCGTGACACGAACAAATTGATTAGCAAACATTTTGAACTTTCAAAATTTATTGAGATGATTTATTATATCACATAACCCAAGTTTAGTGTTGGGTTATGTGATTTTTATTTTTAGACAGAAGTCAACAGGTATTCTGCTCGACGTTCCCAGTTATCTCCGAGACTTGCAACCTTCGTGACAGAGATCAAAGTACGAAGAGAAAGTTCCTTCGCTTCATTCCGCATCCGAGTGAGGAATGCGAGAGCAGCTTCTTTAGTCTCATCGCTGTGATCTGGGAGAAAATCACCAGACTTGATGATGTTACCCATACGTTCGATTTTCTGATCAACAGTCATTGACACATCAACACAGATTGCACGAGAGCGGATTGCTTGATCAACTTTATAGATAGGAAGATTGCTGATGAAGATAACTCCACCTTCAAACATGAAGGACCGAGGGAGACCATCATCCATGAAACCTTCAGACCGCCAATCAACAACACGTTCTTCATAACTATCCAATGCACCTTTAAGAATAAGCAGTGCAGTTGGGTTCTTCAGAACATCATCGCAATCATCAAAAATAATGATTCGCTTGCGGTTTTCATAAAGGATTCGGTAGAGACCTTTAGCTGTAGAGAAGCCTTTAATGACAACGTAGGATTTTGAATCTCCACCGTGAGCACATACTTCAGTAGGGGTTCCATCAGAAGTGACAGAATCGATCTTCTTCATTCCACATTTAACCAACGTTTTGTTGACTGTGAATGTTTTACCCAGACCACCTTCACCCGTAACAATGAGAGAAGGTGAAGTTCCAGTAGCAACCATTCTGACAAAATCAGAAAGAAAATCAAAACGTTCATTGATGTTAAAACGTTCAGAGGATTCAATGGTTGGTGCATCAAGTTCAAAAACGGGGGTTCCAAATTCTCGAACGTTTGTCACATTCAGCTTTTTGGCTTTACCGCATCGACCTTCTTTAATACCGTTAACAACATAGTCCTTACTGAAAGATGCTGCTACCACTTGACCAGCATAAATTGCTGTCCATTTGTTTGTGCGACTATCAAGGGAAAGAAGTGCTGTATTTGACATTTTTTAACTTAAGAGTAAATTTGATAAGTGTTTATTATATCACAGCTTTTCGAGTAATCAGGGTATTTCAGTAAAATAATGTTCTCTGTAGTGTTTTGCCGATGGCTGCCAGACTGCTATACTTTTATGTTCTTTCATAAATCGTTCATAGACATAACCGATTGCCTCTGAGAGATCATCAGTCTCGAACAGAATAGGTTCATGTTCATCATGCCAGAGGGTGTACCTGGAGTCAAGATAGACACATTGATATTCCTTGGATTTGCCTTTACATTTGTTAAGAGCAATTCCATTATCAGTGTGTTCCCAATAAATGGAATCACCAACCTTAAGGTTTAGTTTCTCGATAATCTCTTGTGGAATAGGCAATATGAAATCGCCATTGTCATTAACTTCTAATTCGACAGTAAAGGTACTCATTGTTTCTCCACCACTTTAATTATTTTCAGCTTTTTGTTGATGACCAATTCTAAGAATGCTTCTTGAGCCTGTTTGACATTTTCATAACTCTCAATGATAGTAGCATTATGACGTTGATTATCCTTAATTCCAGAGCTGCGTGCTGAATACCATTCATCGATGTGCATTGAAGTGATATGTTTTTCAGTGATGATAGCTGGGGTATTACACAGTAAATTCTGATGTCCATATTGTGCGCCCCAACTATATTCTCCATTATCATGTACTTTAACTACATCAGCACCTCGTAGAAAATAAAACAATGATTTGCGGAATTTAAATGATTCAGTTACTTTCTTGCTAAGTTGTTTAACATCGTCATCTGTAACATCACATAATGAAATAACAGGATTATCAATCTTACATTGAACAGCACGTAAGATCGTGTGATTGTAATTAGTAACAGCATATTTTTTAGTGTAGATGCTATTGATGAATGAAATTGCATCTTCTTTATCAATTACCTTTTCATCTAGGCGTTCAATAACGTTGGCTGTTTTATAAAACCTGATAGCATTTTCATCAGCGAAGAAAATAGCTTCATATTTCTGCTGAACAAAATGATGGTCTTCCTTAAGTGCCACATTTTCTTTTCCATTAAGCAAAATGGTAGTGTAATTACCTTTTTCACTACCTTCATTACTCAATGCCTGTACCCAACATTCACCCAAATATTGTCCCACATACCCATTTTTAAGACGATATGTTGAGCCAATGACCCTATCGGATTTCTTGATATTTGAAATTGATTCAGCATTCATCATCAAGTTTTTAAACTCTTCACTATTTTCGTGAAGGAGAATATTCAATGCGCCATCTCTAACCCAAATACATTTACCAGGAATTTCACCACCTTTATTGATACCAACTTCACTTATCAATGTCATGAGATTGTTTGATTGAATTTCGATTTCCCAACCATCTGGATCCATCACCCGAAACACGACATTGCCACTGCCCCAATAGACCCTTTTAATGTCATCGGTGACCTTGAATCCAGTACGTGGAACATTGTCAACAATAGAAACGCGTTTCTTGTATTGTTCACTGTTTTCATCGTAGCATCGCATCCACGATTTTACGGTTTCTTGTCGCTTCAACCCTTGGGCATTGGTTTCGTATGGTGTAGCGAAAGCCAAAACATCATCTGATCCAGATGATCTCCTACCAACAAAAAGTTGTGAAAAACATTTTAATGATTTATTAAGCATCTGTCATTGTTCCTAATTTGAGTTGAGATAATTTCAACGGTCTTTTTCATTTTCGTAACTGTATCCAAAATACTAGTCTGACTAGCAATTGGATTTGCATTCCAAGAATACATCTTCAATATTTTAGGGTTAGCAACAATCTTCAAAATCTCAGACAGTTCAAGAACGTTTCCTTTTCTTGAATTACATGATGCACACATACATTGCGCATTTTCAGCTGAGTTGCTTCCATTAAGCGATTTTGGAATGATGTGATCCCATGTCATCAATACTTCTTTACCATATGAATTAATTCCATACAGATTCAAAGTGAAAACGTCACGCTTATCATTTATGTGTCGCTCAACATAAAATGATTCCCTTGGATTCCACAACCAATGCAGGTTGTTTTACCACGTTTGAATAATTTAATTCGACCGGCCTGTGGGTCCATCAAATCTTTAATCAATAGAGGTTTACCATCTGGTCCTTCAAGAGACACTAATTTGGTACTGTCATAATGTTTAATGAAATAGATACCTTCTTCAACAGACATCGTTTTGATTCTCTCATACCCTTTAGTTGGGGTAAAAAGAGTAAAACCGGGAAGAACGTCTTGTTTCAAAATGGCTCTTGGTTTCATAACAATCTTTCTATCATTTGATAGAAGATATTATATCACAGGTTACAGATATTTTTCAACCCAAACTGGCTTTTTGTTGTCTTGTGCAAATTCATTCCACTGATGATACCAGCATTCAACCATGTGTTTAAGAATTGGATCATTTCCATCATGGGCTTTATTTTCACATTCACGAAGCATCTGCCAATAAACAGCAATAACATCTTGATGCATTTTTACTGGGATGTGGTTTAGATCATTCATAGTGTGTTCAGTTCCGGTTTATCAAGTTTGCGAATTTCTGTCTCAAGAGCAAATGCAGCTTCTTTTCCTCTGACAAAAGTAATGATCTCTTTGTGAAATACTTCTGGCCCGTAGTTCCTTATAGACTCACAAAGTTTCCAGCTCTTGTCTTGGTTAAATGCTCGTCCTACATGCCTTGACCATCTAGCAGCTAAAGTCTCTTTACCAGATCGGTCTATGCATACTGCAACACCAACATACGACTCTAACGTCACCAGATTTTGCAGCATATATAAAATATGAAGCCTATCTGAGCGACGTTTGCGTTTTTTGATAATTTGATTCATGATGTATTATATCATGAATCTCATTAATTTACCAGGTTATTTTCATTATGCAGGAACCATATCTGGTTTGCGATAAAGAACAACACATTTACCGGATTTAGCACGTTCATTTGCTGCTTTGCTTGGGCGTTGAGCCAAAGAAGAAATCTTCTTTTGTTCTTTGGATTGAGGGGCTGGTGAACGGGAAACAAATGCTGATGCCATTTTAAATACTCCAGGTTGATTAATCGATAAAGTAATTATATCATAGAATCTATGATTATGCCAGTAATTTCACTAATTCTTTTGATTTCTCAGTAATTAGTTTCTTAGTTGCATTTGCTTTGTTGATTGCTTCTTCTGTTGATGCTTTGTTGAACTTAGAAGCATTTGCAGATTCATCAGCCTTTCTATTAAACACAGAAACAATTTGTGTGATGTAGTCATCATGGTTTTTAATATGGCTTAGATTACCAACACCAAATAAACCATTTAGCTCTAAGGATTTTCCAATACCAATGATCATAGATACCAAATTCTTAAAAGATATTTCGTGCATGTTGGGATTATCCAATAACTCTGTGCACACATTTGGGTTTATATTTTTGAGATAAGAGAAAAAAGTAACAATATCAACAGCAAAATATTCAATAGAACTGGTGACATGTTCTGTGGTATCAAATTTTCTCTTCTTAAATGGAATCAATTTTCCTTCAGCAAATTTAGCTTGGATCCCTGATGTTCCAATACTCAAATAGAGAACTTCAGCCAAAGACGCAAAAAGGAATCCCATGAATATACCTTTAAGACCGTATTCTGGAGTCATCCTAAAGGTCGCCCATTTCTCATATTCTGGAAATGTAGTGATGAAATCTATTTGGATAAATTTCCCGTTAATGATGAAAATTATATTTGCACCATTTACTGTATCATCTGCTAACAAATAAATTGGGGTGGTGGTATGAATAAAGTTTTCAATTAGCTGCCTATATAATGTGGTGTTTGCACTCTCAGTCATTTGCCACATTCTAGGAATAACAAAAATGACATCAATGTCGCCGTATTCCTTTGTTGGATTTTCTATTAAATCCCTCTCAAAATACGCTGTTGAACCTACAACATTTCCAAACTTGATAGGTTGATGATGATCCCTATCAATAAATTCATTGAACTCATTTTCAAATGTCTTAAGTACATCCACGACCAAAGGAATATCACTTGGTAGGATTTTTGAACTTTGTGTTATGACGTTTGACCAACCACCCATAATTATCTCCTTATGCAACAAGAGGAGTACAAAATTGTACTCCTCTCTTTTTAGTTAGTTAAGAATTACTTCTTACCTGTGCGGACAGAAAGATCCAATCCAATTTCCTTGGCAGTTTTAGCAGTCATGAGATCAACCAAAGTTGAAGCATTTTGACCACCATTTGTACCAGAAGAACCACCCATAACAACAGAAGGACTCCATGCGCCGGGTTGAGCAGACTTGATTGCATCAGCATAAAGCGAGTTGATCTTCACAATAGCTTCAAGCTTCTTGTCCAATTGACCGTCGGCTTCCATAACCAACCGCTTACGAGCAGCTTCACCTTCACCGCGGAGAGTTTCAGACTTCTTGAATGCTTCGGCTTCCTTTACGTTAGCATCAGCAATAATGATCTTTGCTTGTGCATCAGCGATGGTCTTAGCATTTTCAACTTCTTGTTCCCACTTAGCTTTTGCAGCATTTGCCTTACCTTGTTGCTCAGTAGTGATTGCTTCTTGTTCAGCTTTTCGAGCATTCGCAATAGAAATTTGAACTTGGGTTGTTGCAATTTGGCGTTGAGCAATTTGATCTTCAACAATCTTGTTGTATCGGATTTGATTGATAGACACTGGTTGAAGCATGATGCCATACTCAGTAATCTGAGATTTGGATTCACGGAGTGGTTGACCATTGTCACTCATAGCAATTTGCACTACTGCAACTTGCTTATCTTTTCCAGTCACGGGGTCTTGTTGAATCATTTGAACAGTCTTCGTCAAGTAGGGACCATGAATCAATTGGTCATCAACATACTTTGGAATTTCTGGACGTTTTTCAGCAGAAGATTCGGTAGACGACATTGTTGGACCAACGTTGTAAACAACTTTCTGCATAGCAGTACGAATCAATTGCTGTTCAATTGCTGCTACAGAACCGAAATCCTTGTGCAAAGCAATAACACTATCAGCCTTCAAAGGCATTTGCCAGTTCATGGTACCAGAGATGCTACCATTACCACCATCATTAAAACGAGTTGGGATAGACTTGTCAGATTCATCACCTGGAACAGCTTTATCGGCACCCTCGGCTTTCTTGATGCTGAAATCAAAAATATCACGACGAGGATAAGTCGTTACCTTACCAAAACCTTGCCACTTCCAACCACCATCAAAGTAAACAGTCAAGTCACCAGAAACCGGGGATTGAATAACAGTGATGTTACCGGCATCAACGTTTTCAACAAGCATCGGTGAAAGCACCAAGGTGACAACAGTAGCAGCGGCAGCAATAGCACCCAAAACAAACTTCTTATTTGCGATCATTATTTAACTCCATTTTCAGTTGATTGATTTTCGATTTTTGCAATTTGTTCCTCGAGAGCCTTGCGCTCTGCAAGTAGACCAGAGAGAACATCAAGTTGTTCATTTTGGTCTTTCAAGTCTTCAACTTGATGTCGTGTTTCCTCGACCTTCTTTTTCAGTTCAGAATTCCTGAACAATGGAAACAATCGTGTGCCAAATAGCATTGGCATAATGATCTGAGTTAACAGTATCAGAACGACACCGATAACCAGAAACACTTCCAAGATTACTAAAAGAAACATTAATTCTAACTCCTTTTCAAAATAAAAATCTTAATAATTTAAGATAGAGTGATTATACACTGACATTATGCTTAATCAAATCTTTTGTTGATCTAATCTGAAAAAGATTGAATGCTTGACGCGCTGTGATTGGCATATCTCCACTGTAGAATTTGAACGCAAGCACAGTGTCATATTTTTTATCAACTACCATTTGGGGATTGTCTAAATCAACTGATGCTGTTACCTGTCCACCATCAAAATTAATTGTGAAATCTGCTTTAGATGGACTTACCTTCTTCATACTTCTAATGGTGTATGTTCCACGTGGTTGACCACCAATACCAGAATGATTTTTAGTTTTTACTTTTACTGAATTGCTTTTGTAAAGCTCATACCAATTCAAATCTTGTTTGCTACCATGCCACGTTGTGTCTATTTCACTCATGCTATCATCTCCTTAAGTTTAATCATATCTTCATCAGTAGAAATTTTCTCTTCAAAGATTGTGATTGGAGATATATGAGGATGTTGTGCATCATAACTTGAGTTATAAAAACCAACATCAGCAGTTAATTGCCCTTTATGTTTGAAAAAGTTTATTCGACCTTTTCCATAATATGCAGTGACATTAGTTGGTAGAACGTATTTCTCATCTTGCATTCCAGACCAAGTTATATCTGCATTATTTTGGGGTATATGCTTGGAAATAAAAGCTCTATCACTAGACGTCACCGGGTCTAGAACAAATTCGCGTTCTGCATCTTTTTTAACAAACATTTTATTAATTAGTGAAGTGAAAAATTTCATGAAATAATTATATCACGACACAAATTTATCATAAACTAAATAAATCTAAATGAAGGAGAATGTGTTCCATTTTTACCTGAGCCAAGTTCCTTCACCATCTCTCTAACAGATGCATAAATTTTGATACCATCAACCGTACACTTTTTAGTTGGACGCACATTTGCTTTTTGAATACCGAGCTCAATACGTTTCAATTTATTCAATGCCCGCTGTTGACGTTGCTCTTCTGTTAGCTTTTGCCCCATACGAATTTTACTTGTGTTTTCTCGTGTTTCTTTAGATACTGGTTTTCTATCCAATCCAGATTTGAACTTTTTTCCCTTAAGAGCTTTGGAAATATTCTTACAAGTTTCTTCTGTTCTCTTTTGTCCAGTACCACCAATAGAAATTTTTTGCTTATGTTCTTCTGTAAGAGTTTTTCCAGTAAGAGCAGTTCTAATCTTTTCTTTTGTCTCACTTGTAACATTATAACCGTCATTTGCCATTCTAGTAGCAACAGCTTTTTCATACCATTCTTTTGTACGAACATAATTCTTAGATGCTTTAGAAAGTTTAGCAGCAGTTTCTTCGGTTGTAGGAGGACGATCATAATATCCTTCACCTCCCCAAGCAATATTCATACATAGTGGATCTTTTTTTGCTTCTTTTAGAAGTTCTCTTTCTCTTTCTGATAAAGATTTTCTATCAGAAAGATATTCTATTATTTCAACTCTATGGTGATCTTTACCATACTTATCAATTGATCTCCATAAGTGCATTCCGGAACCTAAATATCCATCATCAAGTTTATCAGTGCTGTGCATCCCAATATACCATTTACCCGTAATATCACATGTAGTTCTATAGATAATGTGATATGTTCTTTGGGATGCTCTTCTATTTTCAGACATAAAAATACTCCTATTATTTAGATAGGAGTATTTATAAGAAAGTGCTGATTTATTCCATCAGGCGTACAGGTCCACAAGTTTTTCCCAACCTGGTGCGTGTGTTGCTGCTAGATTTAAAGCTCTAACCAATTTTCTAATTGATACATCACCCTTACGCTTGGATGTTTTGACAACCTTAAACACGTTTTCTCTTTCGTCTTTTGATAGAGAAAGACCTTCTTCAAGACGGATGTTATGAAGAATTTTTTCCATGTGTTCGTACATTTCATCATCAGTTGGGTTGATGTTAATCACGAAGGCACGTGTTCTAATAGCACCATCTGGATCCAATTTTGAAAGTGGTAAGTTAGAAATAAAAATAACACGACCAGTAAATTCAAAGTGTGTAGGAAATCTATCTGGATCTTCAGCATACAAAGCAGCATTCATGTCATTTGGGTCATAGCTACCAGATGTTCTTTTATTCCATACGATTTTTCTATTCTTCTTTGTGTCAGTTGCTGCTTTAATAAGATTGCGTGCATCTGTATCAGATAGTGCTCCATCACAATCATCGAATAGAATAATGCTGTTTCTATTTTTGTAAAGAGATTGATAAATCCCGATTGCGGACGCTGAACCAGTATTTTTGTAATAACCGTTTCCATCTGTCAATCCATGTGAATGTAAAACCTTTTCAACAATGGTTGTTTTACCAGTGTTGTGAGATTGAATACCATCAGTCGTAACATAAATGCTATCGATACCGCTAACAGATAAATCGAATGCTAACATTGGTTCATCAGTCAACGCAACTGATTTAATAAAATCTAACGTACCATCCCTCATTCTTATTGGAGAACCAGGATATAAATTATAGACAGCAACAGCATGACCGGAGGTATTGATATAAAGATGGTTGGAAAGACATTCATGAACTATTCCAGATTGAAAAGTCACAACAGCTTTTGTACCAGATTTCTTAACAAAGCTCAAAACGTCCAAATAACCGGTTGGAGTCTCAACTTTTACGTCATCCATCTTATAAAACTCATTCAACAAAAGGCTAGCTAAACCATATGACTGTTTTACCCTTTGTTCAATTTCAAAAAACGTAACAGTATGAACTAAATCATTCACAACAATGTTGATCTTTGTGTCACCTGAAAAACATCCACCTTTACCAGCAACAAACAAAGCATTGAATGCTCCCTTGATAGTACCAGTAACTAGACCTTCAAGATGTTCTAATGCATCACTATATGGAACGTGGTCACTTCCTTCTTCCTCAGCAAGTTCATCTTCTTGAGGAGTCTTCAAATAATTTTCATCTGTACCACCAGCGGTTACAATTACAGATCCCGACTTTGAAAGGATTGATTCTTTCAGATCACCCAAATTTGAACCTACTTTTATTGATACGCGTTTGCCTGAGATACTAAAAGAATCTTTGAAATCGCGCATGATGGTATCGAAAATACCAACATTAACAATGTGATATGATCCGATAAAATCTGATCTCGTCAATGCGTTACCTGCTCCTAATCTTTTTAGGAAGTCAGTTAGTGCACGTTCAGCAGTAAAAGCATCACGTGCGACTTCAATCAGAAAAGATTCTGAAATTGCTTCAGTTGGATTAACAGGGAAAGCAGTTACTTTTCCTAAAGAAGGTGAACCAATTATGTCAATAATAACAGGCAGGGCTCTTACAAAGGAAATTCCTTTACAATGTACATTGAAATTTGGGTGTGAAGTTTTTCCATTGAAAATATCAACTGACACAATTTCATTTGACTTTCCAGCTTGACCATCAGATGCCCAATTAAATCTTAAACATTTTGTTGAACCAGAGAAAATGTAACGTACTCCATAACCGTGGTCGCTGGAATTGTTAAAATGTTCTACACCTGGTACCTTTAATAATTTCACATCAAGTTTCTTTTGAATGAATTTAATCATTTTGTCCATTGCAAGATGGACATTCTCAGATTTGACTGAAGCTTCTTTCAGTTCATGTTGTGCATTTGCAAATGCTAGTAGTTTCATAATGTGAATAGCTCTCGATAATTGATAGATAATTTATTTATTGGATTATCTATTCAACTCAATAAATGGCAGCAACTACCGCTTAATACTTCATTTGCATTTACCAGACACAGGGAGTCCCATTATAAGAATTTTTTAGCAGATGCTCCCTGGTTATTCATGATTACTCCTGTGGGAATACTTTAGATAACAACCCTAGATTATCTAAATGAACCGGCGCCTGCCATGACGGTGGCTTAATAAGGTCAGGGAATCCGTATGGATTTGGACGACCAGCTTTTACACCTGGTGATTTTTCCATATTCTTTGAATGGACTTCATTCCAAGCAGCATATGGATCAATTCCGAAAACATCCAATGTACCAATAGCAAAAACGATATTGTCAATCAAAGCATCAACGACACCATCTGCATCTCCAGATGCGAATGCACTCATTGCTTCAGTTACTTCTTCTTGGACCATGTCAAGACGAAACTTCAAATATGTTTTGAGTTGTTCTTTATCGAGAGTAGCAACAACTTTATTCACACCGAATTTAGTGTGCATATCTTCAATATCAGCTGGCCAGAAAGAGGGAGTAGTATTTGTCATGTGTTATCCTTTATGTGTTATTTGATGATTTATTTATTTAATAGACTGTCAGCTTTTAATCAATTCCCTAATATCATTTTGAATGATTTGTAAATTTTCTTCTGGAAATGTTGTACCAAATAGTATTCTGTCCCATTGGTAATCACTGCCCCATGTCATTTCCGTTGTTAGCATATTTCTGAACCTTGTCAGTGATGCATGAATTATTTCCTTAGTATCACTTTCTAAATCGAGTTTCGTATATTCACGATCAAGAGTTTTTCCGAATAATTTTGTAACGTCTTTGTTCACGCGATCATAGAATCTTTCAATGCGTGTTTCTGGATCAGTATGGATGTAGTACTTAAGATGCTTCGCACCCATATCAATAGCAGATTGAACGTACCCTTCGAGACCACCTGGTTCGATAATCAGGAATGCATAACCAGATGAAAGTTTTTCTTTAAGTTCTTTACGTGTCACCCCATATCGAACACCGTTATAGATTGCTAATTCAGCAAATTGATCCATAACTGCTAACTGAATAGACTGTTCTTCGGTGATGAAATAATAATCAACTCCTTCAACTTCATTTGCTCGAGGAGGTCTTGTAGTGGTTGAGATCAAACATGGCATTTTTGCAATGTCACGTATGTAGTTAAGAAGATAACTTTTACCTCCACAAGATGGGGCTGTCAATGTGATTAGAATGGGCTGTTGTCTATTTGTCATTTAAAATTTCCTCGCGTATTAATTTGACTTCTGTGTCAGTGTTAAAAGATTTTGTCGAGTGACTAGTTTCATATACTGTTACTGGGCATTCTAGATTGTACAAGTAATGGAAAATATACAACAGTGAAAGCTCGCCACCAGGGGTTGCATATCTTCCATTTTTCCAAAATGCTTTATGAAGTCTTGAAAGAGCAGCAACAGTCACATCATACTTCAGTCTGAAGACTGATTGATCATGAAAACCACTTGGGTGTTGCTCACCGTATTTTGAGAAATCCGCTGACATACAGTTTAGAGTATCATCAACCAACAAAGTAACATACGGATTTTGTTCAAGTAGAGCTGGAACTATTCCATTAGAAGACATCTTCATGCTAAGAAGTTCAGTAATTATTTCTGGTTGATGAAAATAAACATCACCCCAACATACTACTATTTCTGGAGATAATGTTGCTATAGCGGGCGCTTTTTCAAGAGCCATTAAGGTAGCATGTCCATCTCCCAAACCAGATTTGATAGGAATAAACTGAACATTCATTGAGAATGGGTGACTACTAAGTGAAATTTCTGACTTGTATCTATCCCACACATCTTGAATATCTTCATTTATAACAACAAAAACATTTCTGAAATGTTGTCCTATGTTTTTAAGTGTGTGTGTTAAACATGGTTCTCCATTGAATGGGATAAGTGCTTTTGGCAACTTATTACCCATGCGTGTTCCTTTACCTGCTGCAATAATGTAAAGATCGGCTGTTATATCAGTTGCCATTTTTGATTATCCTTATAAAGAGTATGATGACTTTCCACGTGACAGCGTTTTTAGGAAAAATGCTGTCTGAGAAGGAGATGATACATTTAGAGTTTTAATTCTACTATCCTGTTGAGCTAACATTGCGATGGGTGAATCATTACCACTTAGCAATTCATCTCCCACATATGTGATACTTGTAACATTGGGTTGTTGAAGAATGCTTCTAAGTGCATCAGCTTTTGAAATATCTTTATGAGCTATTTCAATAGTGGTCCTACCAGATAATTTAGCTACCAATTCGATGTTCACAAATTCTGCTAAGATCATCTTGACTAATGTCAGAATTGGTTTTCTATATTCCTGTTCAATAGGCTTAATAGAAATCATAACACCGCCGCGGATTTCAATTTTGTAGAATTGAATTCCAGCATCTCTTAAACGCCAAACCAATTGATTAATAACTTCTTCTGGAATAATGTATGAATCGTTTACACATCCATTAAATGTTATCTTTCTATTATTGTCATCGGTGCTTGATGTATCTTCTAGATAAGTGTAATTATTTACTCCACCATCTGCAAAAATATTTATACTTCTAATAAGATCAACATGCCATTCACCAATATTTAAATCGATTGCCTTGATACTGTTCCCAGTGCATATTGATAAACTGTTCTTTAATTTTGAATTCAATCTGTTAAGTTCAACAATATTGACTCTAGATGATTTAGGCAATTTATTACCTCTACCAACTAACGTGTCATCATAATCAAACATAAAATGAGATGATGTTAAAGCATCACCGAAATAAGCAACACCAACAAGTCGTGCTAGCTTAATAGGATTATGTTTCTTCATGTCAGATGGCGAAGTTTCTCCAGTCATCATTAAATTGTCAACATACAACCTATCAATGAGATTAAAAATATCTTTCTCAAATGCATTCATCTGTGGAGAACCAGACGAGTCTGCAACAATCGTAATCTGCTTTTCTTTAAAGATGCTTGGCACCAGTGCATTGATAATTTCCGTACCCGTTTGACCTGGACTATCTGTATCAGGGAAACGATTCATAACCATTAGCACCTTTGCCTTTGTCTGTGCCATGGCTTCTTTAAAACCAATACTGACATAAGTAGGCATCAATGAAGCCCAAAATGTTCCAGAAGAAAGAATAATTAGATCAGCATCAATCAAAGCATCTCGTGCTTCATCACACAAAATTGGTTTGAAACTATATCCTTCAGTATCAGTAAAATAGACATTCACAAATGGGTCATCTTTTTTACCCCAAGCAACAATATCACCTTCATCAGAAACGTGTTCACCTGACTTAGAGATTGCTCCTAAAAACAATGATGTGTCGTCATTGAGAATAACGTTGTCACTAATTCCCATCAATCTAGCCATGACACTTCCTGCCATACGAAGTGAATTATTGTGCTTAATAGATAAGCCTGCATAAACGATATTAGCTAGAGCAAAATCCGTATAGTTAATTTTTTCTGCAGAATGTTTCTTGAAATAAATGTCAATAGCTTCATACACTTCTGAAATGTCATCAGTAATTTGACTTCTAAGAATGTCAGTCTGTTCTTCGCAGTACTGTTTAGCTTTAGTTGACTCTTCAGTAAAACGAATATCAAGATAGCTTAACCATGGTGACTTGATATTTTCTAAAGATAAACGCGTGGTTTGATTTTTGCGCATATCTGAAGGTCCAAGAATTTTACCTCCAGCAACCCGTCTAACATCACCCGTTGACTTACCATTGTCATATGCATTAATCAAAATTTTGATATCGACCCCATCAATATCTTGGAACGTTTTGTACAATCCTGTTTGTAATGCAATTGAACCTGTACCACCTGAACAAATAACTATCTTCATATTTTTCTCCTTATCTCCCGAAATCCGGGCACGTTGTATTTACGGGAAATTCAATCAGGCGGGGGTGATTAACCCTTCAACGTTCACATTAAATTTTTCACCATCTGGATCATACCAGAATACTTCTGCACCAGTAAACATTGCATGTAATCCGTCATTTGAGGTGATATCACTACCAACCATATCAGAATACCAATCTACCGCTTCTTCGGGGTCAGTTTCCAATTCTTCAGCACGCTTTGAAATAGCAGCAAAAACCGCGTCATCATCACAACATCGTGCATTCCATCCTAAACCAGAGACGGCATTAAGAATATTAATCCATTCAGCTATCTGTTCTTGATCACCATAATCAGAAGTTTTTTCATAGTGATCACCATCACCGCTCATACCTGTGACAACAAGTTCATACATGTCAATAGGAGTGAATGAGGTTTGAACTCTAGTACCAATTGTAAGTTTAATCATATTTTAGTGATGCAAAAAGTTTAATAAGGTTAACAAAATCTGTACAGTATTTTTCAGGATTGAAGTTCACCGCCTTTAGTTGATCTTGAAGAATTTGTTTTCTTAGATCATTATCTTCCTTGAGTAGAAGAATCTTTTCTGCTAGCTCTTGACGATCTGTGACATAAAGAAAATCAGACAAAACTCTATCTTTACCATACACTCGTCGTAACTTATCCATGTCACTGTCAATGAAAGTCACAACATTTGACCAGATAGATTCATAGCAACGTTGTGCCATATCTTCAATCTTTTCATAATATGGATCACCGATAACACAATGTGCCATCGACTTATTCATTTTAGGAAGCATGTCATCGTACTTGACTGGACCAGAAAATGTTGGTGTTGTTAAACCGAAGATATTTTTAGGGTTGAAATCTTCCTCTTTAATCTTACCGAACATTTCAACAGAAAGTTCTGAAGTATGTCCAAAGTAAAATCTTGCCATCTTCTTTTCACGTTTACCACCACGCATTGTTCCACCATAAGATAGATCAACTTCAGGAGATGGATTGAATGGGAGTTGTTCATTCAAACACGGAAACTGTTCAAAAGGGTAGTGAATAATTTCTCGAGGAATAACTTCGTTCTTTTTAAGGTCATCTAAAATGTGGTTAACATTATGTGGTTGACTTAAATAAACGATATCTGTACGGGTTATCTCAAGATCAGATTGTGACCAGTTACTAGCCCAAGGCTTCTTTGAAACTGAAGGCCATACCTGCTTCAATGTAAGTTCTGGATCACAGTAAATGTAGAACACTTTACCCTTGAAGTTGTTGATGATAAAATAATTCAACAATTGTTCTGGATCTTCCTCACCACCATAAAATTGAACTGTTCCATTTAGTACAACCAATGCATCCATATTAGATAGGTCACCAACTAATTGAATTTTACGGTGTTCAATATAAGTGCTTGAATATTTATCAACAAAAATACGTTCTTCAATATCACTTACTTTAGATGCTTCTACAGTGTTTAAAGAATGCCAATGATAATCTTCGATAAGATTATCTTTCTTCAATATTTTTGTGTAAATATGAACTTCGGCTCCACCAAGCTTCAACATTTTACAGATACTTCGAGCTTCACCGTTTGCCCCGGATGTATCATTGGCATTAAAAGAAATGCGGGACCCCAATTTAATTACTGCTACTTTCAAGTGGTAATCTCCATTGTTACTTCTTCAAGTATTTGTTCTTTGCTTTTGAATTGACCGGTCCTAAAATCAGTGACACATACAATTCGTTTATCTTTGATCAATGATTTATCAAACGCTCTAACGAACATGTCCTGTTCCTCAACACGTTTAGAAATGTCAAATGAGTCACCATCATCAACAAAGTGTTTGGAAGTATTAAAATCTTCAATTAAAAGAATCAGTCGAGTTGATTGTAATTTGTGAAGATCACATTCATTTTCCAATTCAAAGACGTAATTGCCGTCATATCCTCGGTAGAGATTTGAATAAACAGCTTCACCCAACCATGCACGATTGAAGATATTTTTAATACCACATAATTCAGAAACTTTCAATAATTGCATGTCATGTTTGAAACACGAAGATTGATAAAGCTGTAAACCTGAACGATTTGGAGTAGCAAAATTGTTGTAAAAGGAAAGCGATAATGGTTTCTTACGATGATGGACTTCAGCATACCCATATCGATTTAATAATCCATCGATAAGGGTATCCTTTCCTAATCTATCTAGTCCCTCAATTAAAAAATTTGTAATCATAGATTCTGTTGACGTGAAGTTTCTTCCAACAAACGCTTGCGACGCCTAATCTCTTCAATGATATCTGATGATGTCAAAAGTGATCCAGTAACAAACTCAATATCACCTGGTGTTGAGATACTGATATGTTGATCACTGCAAGCACCTGAACATTTACCACAACATGTATCGCCGTGATCATTTTCATTCTGATGTAGTTCACTTACCGTAATTCCTGGTCCTTCACTTTCAGTATCACTCACGCTCAATGACATGTAATGCTCTAGCTCAGAGAATTCAAATTCATCTGTTTCACGAAATGCTTGACATAGGTCCAGGGCTGCTTCTTTGTATTCATCGCCTTTACCGAGACGAACGTGTTGTAGTAAAAAAGCAAGTAGTTCAGCTTCAACATTGGTTAGATAAAGACGATACTGTCCCTTTGATGGTTTATATTTCAATTTTTGCATTATTATTCTCCTAAAAAATTATTATATGTCATACACGTATAAAAGAAATCTGGAATCAGTATCCAAACTTACTATCTGGAACACCACAGGTTGTGTTTTCAAATCCACCAGCAATAGATGGATAATGAATCTTTGTCCATTGTTCAGGTGGTACATGAAAAGTGTGATTGGTACAGTTGACAACGATGGTAGATGAATCACCTGTTGAATCCCAACGAATCGTTCCTTGACGTTGGCGAGCCGCGGGTTTTGTCACGCTCGTAACATCAATTGATACTTTTGTTCCATCATCCAAAGTGACAATGGGCATCCACTGCACAGAAAATGCAGCACCACAAAACATAAACATTGCCAAACTAATCAAACTCTTTTTCATAATCTCTCCTATTAAATAAAACGCGTAAACCGTGTATTGAATTCATCTTGCCAAATGTTAGCATTTGATCCCCATGCTCTTGACAAATTTTGATCTGTGCAATAAGTGACAGCACTATCAGTTTCAGATCGAACAGATCGGCCTGCGCCTTGAACTGCTTTCATAATCATAATCTGTTGATAGATATCTGGGTATCTATCCAGAATATACTTCATACGTTTGTCACCCAAAGATGGGAAGGGAGCCTTAACTAAAATTTGAAATTTGGATAACTTACCAGGTAAGTCGATACCTTCAAATATGGATGGAGAAATAAGAACTGCTGGTAAATCACCAGTATAGGACTTAAAGGATGCTAGTGTTATTTCAAGTTTGGTTCCTTGAACATGTTCAAATAGCTTCATTTTACCAGATGTAGCTAATGATTTAATCTCATCAACCAACTCATTTTGAAGCTTGAATGATGGTGTCAAAATGATACCTCTATCACCTTCATTGACATGCTTATTTACAATTTTGAAAACATTTTTCCTCAGTGCTTTCACAGTATCTGGATTTTTTAGAGAAGTAAAATTCAATGATAGTGGATCAAAGAACACTACCTCTTTATTTTCTCTAGGAAATGTTGGTTCCAATTTGATAAATTTGGTTTTATCTGGTACTAACTGAAGCGTACGTTCTAGAAAGTTTTTAGAAATAGTAGCAGACATAAACAGATTGTGATTAGAACATTGAAGGGTTTCCATCATAGCTCCAACAAACACTGGCTTTACGCTACAGGATTCTTCATCTTCTTTATTTTCAAATACATGATCGTATTCATATGTAAAGAAATCAGAAATTTTACAGCTCAAACCTTCATACTTTCGCACAAACTTGTTCATGCTAGTATATCGTTTCATTGAGTTAGCTCTCAATGCTTTTTCAGCTTCAGCTTCACCTCTAGTCTTTGCATACTCGTAAACCTTCTGCAATCCTAATAGATATGCACGATAGTTTGTTTCATTAATTTTGTCTTTTTTGGTGCAGTCATTTGCGATTGCCATTACTGTTTTCGCAATATCTGTTTCGACTAATGAAAGTGTTTCAGAAAGCTCTTTAGCAATTGCCAACATTCTCTTTTGAGAGAAGTAAATCGCATTGTGTTCACTGAACAAATCGTTGATCAAGTGAGCTTCATCCCATACAACCAAATCGCGTTCTTCAAACTTTCCAGTGTACATCCTATCAACAAAGAAATATGAATAGTTTGTTGTTAGATGTCGAATAGTGTTTTTTCGTTTCTTGACATTAAGGAATTCACACCTATCGCAATGATTGCAAATCGTGTCAGCAAATTCAGATGATTTGACCATTGAATACCAAGCACAGCTTTCTGCATTTTCTTCTTCACCATTCTGAGAAAGTGCTGAACAAGGATAATTATTTGCACCCTTGATCATTATGTACTTGTTGTGCTTAGCTAGTTCAGAAAAGGTTTCATCATACTGTTTCGATAGAGTATTTGTTGAACATAACATGATGCTTGACTTGGGAGCATTATGTTCAACACCTCTAACAATAGACAATGCTTCTGCTGTCGCTGCCCCAATGATACTTTTACCAGTACCAGTTGGGGCAGACATTACAACGTTCTTCATGTTCTCATCCAAGAAGGCTTCAAGAACCTTGTTGACTGCTTCTGCTTGTCCTTTTCGTGGATTAAACCCTAGCCGTTCAAATGCTAGGAAAATTTCTTTTTGATATTTCATTAAATCGATACTACTTTGTAAATTTTAAAATCTTGTGCTTTAGGCTGATGATCATAACGTTCAACATCTTTCTCGATTTGTTGTATTGCATAGTCGAGTGAATTTTGAGCATCATCTGAATCACCGAAATGAACTTCACCGAAAGAACTAAATGTGCATAGACCACCCACCCCTTTTGGCCAAGGAGCTGCTATCACATAATTGAATTGTTCACTCATACTAATTCCTCAATGATACCTAGTATTTCTGCTATTATAAACAGTAACCCAGAAGCATAAAAACTTTGAGACAGTAATGCCGCCCCTGCTAAAATGCGTAATGCACTTTTACAGAGACTTATGAGTTTGTGGAGTTTTGGGTCTGGTTGGTTCATTTTGTGTCAGGATCATCTAAAGGGTGAACATCACCGGGTATACCCAATGATCGAGTAGAATAATATTCTTCATCGTCAATAGCGGTGACAACAATTGCTGGGCACGACTGAGGATACTTTGCATGTGTATCATCGTATTTAATAATGGTGCACAATGTATCTTCACCACTTGCGTGCCTATCAAGTTTTGAAAGCAAGGTTAAGAGATTTCACCGAGATAAATAGACGTGTTGAGGTGCAGTTATCATGATTTTTTACCGTAATAAATTTCATCTTCGATAGCAGTAACACAAACTATCGGAAGTGTCTGATCAAATCTTGGATCCTGTTTATCATGCTTGATAATTGATGTCGCATTTGGTTCAAATTCACCATTCTGACTATCCAACTTAGCAAGGAGAGCAAGGAGATTAGTCCGTGAGAGGTAGATTCTGTGCATTTTTCTCCTTTATGAATGCCAATTTTCTTTCTAAAATGCTTTGAGCATTTGGCCATGATCCATTTAAAATGGATTGATAATACAGAAGATCAGTTTCTGCTAGTTCAATGCGACCAAACATTTCATTGAACACTTCAAAACGTTCGTCTACGGTACCATTCTTAATGACATCTTTCCAACGTTTGATGTCGTTGCAAGTTCCACAATCACACATTTTTATTTCCTACTGTAGTTAATTGGATCAACAAGGTGGTAATGTCTTGAATATACATGAAGACTTCCAACATTCCAGAAAATATTCCCAGATGGAATACTTAAATCATTTGCTAATTTGTCAAGTACGTGTTTTTGCCATGCCCAATCATTTTTGTAACCGAACACTGCATCATTGCTGCGCATCTGAACTATTGAATGGATTTTGCCACCACGTATCAGATATTGGACTGCATTCGTACACATGAAGTCAGAACGACCATTCTTGTTGTAATCTAACCACATTGAAGGTCGAGTGTAGATCATCATTGCTCGACGTGATTCAGGATTTTTACGGAGTTCTTTTACTACGGAACCGTACTGAGAGTTTAATTCATTATTCTCGTTGAGAGGTAGTTCATCAAAACCATTATCTGGAGAATAGATAGCCCAACCGTAATTGGAATTGATAAAACCATTTTCATCAGCCACTGCTTTCCAGACTGCTGGAGCTCCACCTGGAATATCATTCACGTTAAGTGACATTGAATTATACCATTCTTCTTCACGTCTGACATAATCTAAATTGACTTCACCGAAGATTGAAGGTTCATCTGCAATGAACGATGCATTAACAATTTCGATTGTTGTATTACCAACCAGGTCAGTCATTGACCCTTCTCGATTTACAGAAGTAAAGAGTTTTTGTTCAAGGATGGAAATAAAGAGATTTCGAACATTGTGTGTTCTTAGAGATAAACCAAGCATAGACGCTCCAATAATTATTATTGGATCATTATACTATGAAGTTGATATCTGTTAAACTTGCATCAGATTTTCAAATTCTTTAGAAGAATATAACTTTTCAATTTTAATTGATTCATGATTTATCATTATATACTGTCCTCTAAACCAAAGTTCAGCATTTTTTGAAACGATAATATCCTGATAATGTTCAAAAACTTTTACGCCTACAGCTTTAGGTGACATGTTAAATTGTAACCAATCATTTAACGATTTACCTGATAGCATCTTATCTAAAGTAAATAATTGGCTCTGAAGATCTTCTAAATGAATAATGGCTAACTCTTGTGATCCACTAGATTTTAACTTTTCAATCTCTAAATCAAATGGCAGTGATTTAAGTGCACCAAGTGAATCAGATAATTTTTTAATGTCATCCTGTGTAAAATGTTTAATGTTCCTAAATTTTGTTATAAATCCATTTTTAATAACGTTGATAAAATCCTTTGGTAAAACCTTATTGAAGAAACCTGATTTTTGCCCAAACTGAATAACCGTAGTACAAACAAATCCTATTGTTCTAGAAATCTGTGATATAGAATTTTTATTTTTACCAAATGTTACTAAATTGAAATCTGCACGTGTTGATGCAAAAGTTGAAACATTGTCAAATGGAATGATTAAAAATGGATCACCAAATATTTCAGCATTTTCTACATTCACCGTAACGAATGTAGAAAATGCTCTGTCAACCCCCAATGATTTCCAACTTTTACTTTCAGATGTAAAATCTAAAAATAAATTTGATCTTGTCATTGATTCTCTGGGTTGAGTTCTTTCTTTAACTATATCGTAGTTGAAATTTCCTTCTTCTAATACTCTACTATGTACTCCGCGATATAATGCTGGTGCACTGCCTGATATCAATGCTCTAAAATTATCGGGACTGTGTTGTTTTATTGCTGATGCTAAATCATTCTTCTGTTCAAATAGTTCAAACAACTTCATATTATACCTTTGCAATTATTTCTTTGAACCATTCTATATTAAAAGGTTGTGATGCTGTTAACTGAGATGCTACTGGGCTAAAAATAAAATAATCCCCATCAAACCATACTTCAGCTTTTTTAACATGATTAGGAATTTGAGTTATAGAATTAAATGTCTTTATACCTAATGCAGATGGAGAGAGTTCATTTAACATCCAACGATACATGGAGGAGTCATTCATTTCTTCTTCCATATCTTTGAAAGTTGCTGCATCTGTTACTGCTAGTGTTTTTCTTTTCTTTGTATTCTTTAACAATACAAATATTTTTTCAAGCTGATTTGAAAATTCTTTTATTTCTTCAGTTGAATAATGGTGAGACCCAATATCATAATCAAAAATATCAGCATGCGCTATTCTAGCAATATCTTTATCTAGCTTATCATAATTCCAATGACGAAAACCTTCTATTGCATTAGAAATATCCTTCATTTGGTGATTCAAATCAATAAGCGAGGTATCATTTACATCAACTAAATTTAAATCCGTATATGTATAACTGAAACGTTTGACATTATCAAATGGAATAACCAACCATGTTGGACCAGAAAACTGTGAAGCGTAATCGTACGAACAGGAAGTGGAAGTAGAAAGTGATCTATTAACAGTTGATTCAACCCAGTCTTTGTTTGTTGAAAAGAAACTCATTATCAGATTTGATCCAGTTTTCGATTCGCGTTTTGTTTTCTGTGTACTAACCGTGTCACACTTGTATTTAGGAGTTTCAATACTAGCATCCCAATTCATACCCCTCCACAACATTGGGGCCCTTCCTGAAGCCATAGCTTTTAAGTTATTGGGACAGTGCTTTCTTAAGATGTCGATTAAATCTTGATCACCATTCTGATCTTCAAACAATTCATGTAGTTTCATTTTTTACCCTATTACCCGTTTTATCATTTTTGAAAATTGTGTGGTTAAACCAGATTGATTCATGCCAGAATAATTATCAAAGAAATCAGAAGTGATGAGTAAATAATCACCCTCAAACCAAACCTCATTTGACTTAGATGATTTTGGATTATTTAAAAGTTCATCAATTGAATCAAACTCTAATATTCCCAATTTTGATGGTGACAACCTATCTTCAAAGAATTCTTCAAATGAAGAACATTTCATGTTTTTCAAAAATGATATTGCATCTGCACCAGTAGTAAGTGAATAATGCGACTTATTTATTTTTCCAATAGATGGTTTTGTTGGAGGTGTTAATAAATTAGCATCAGCCCACTTGTAAAAAGCCTTAAATTGATCATAGGAAACTAATTCCTTTATATTTAAATTATTTATTTCGATATAAGTTTTAGTAATATTACTTAGTGCTGGTGTTAAAGATATTATTGGTGAACTATTAATCCTCAACTCATTAAAGTCTCCTGTTGACATTGCGAATTTTTTAACATTGTCAGCGGGAACAATAACAAATACATCACCGAAAAAACTAGCATCATATCCAGAACTGGTGCAACTAGTACTAAACTTTCTTTTAGGTATTTTACTCCATGAAGGGAAATTTGTAGTCACATTCAAAATTAAATTTATTCCTGTTAGTGATTCTCTAGGACCACGATTTCCTGACTTAATAGAATCTACTCGACCTTTTATAATTTTCCAAATTAAATCATCCCCATTTTCCACAGATGTGGATTTCATATTGATGCCCATGTTATCTAAACCCCTGAAAAGTAGCTTCTTAGCTTTTATCATTGCGTTCAAATTGTTAATGAATAGTGCTAAATCTTTTTTGAATTGGTCATCTTTTTTGATGCCTTCAAATAGTTCATGTAGTTTCATAGTTCTTTAGGTATTGGTAAATTGAGACGTGTTAGTTCTTTCTTTGATGCATTTATTATTTCAGTTGCATTTTTCAGTTTCTTAATCTGAGAAATGACATTTTCTGCCGTCATTAAATCTGTTCCTTTAACAGAATCTCCAAAAATAAATTTAGCAACATCATCAGGTTTGTCAGTGAAATCTCTATCCTTTGAAAATGGGATATTTTTTCCTATAGATTTCAAATGTGATTCAATCTCAGATGGTTCGACTGTGTCAATTGACTTATTGTATTTACCGGTTTTTGAATTTACTTTTGACATCTTAAAAAGTCTCTTCATACCAGCATCCATATTAATTGACTTTGATGCACGTATGACGGGTTTACCTTCAGTGTCTCTTAACACGAAATCTTTACCAGGGGTCTGTGTATGTGCTAGTGTTGTAAAAAGTAAAATGTTTCTAACTACACCAGGATAAGCAGATCCATTACCTTGTGAAGAATGGTACATCCATTTAGCCCAAATTTTATTTGACACAAACATTAAATCGACCTGAATCTTCTTCCCATTTACTGGGACAGCATAAGATCCAACTTTTGTACCTGCATTATAGGTACCTTCTCCATTTACAGCAGCTAACATCTTTTTGTTAACATCATTCACATCAACATGTTCTAATGAAAAGGCAATATCAACATCACCGCTATCTTTTTTCTTACCAAGAAATGTTAGTTCTGTTGAACCTAATAAGTCATTTTTAATTTCATCATATGGTATACCCAAATGCTTGGATACAAATTCTAAACAGGCCTTCACATCAGCAGGATTTGCTCTTGATACGTTGTATTTTTGAACAGCATTCCCACCCTCAAAAAGAAAAGATTTAAATGAAAGCATCACATGATTTCCGAATAGTAATAACGTAGTATTTATACAGAATTAGCATCATTCAATAAATACAAGTAATTAATATAACTAGGAGTCTTGCATGTTATTCGACAGTATCAAAATGGTAGATGGATCAGAGGTTTCAAATTTAGCAGTTTCTTCTGGTACGGTTTTACCTATTGGACAAATAGGAGAACTTTTTTATAAGTCAGATTTGGATCAACTTTTTGTTAACAATGGTGCATCATGGGTTCCTCAATTGAGTGCTTCTTCTGATTTAACATTGTTGTTGCCCGCCGTGATTTCTGCTGGTACATATTCATTGGTAAATGTAAATAGTAAGGGACTAGTTGTAGGTGGTTCTAAACCAACAACGTTAGCTGGTTATGGAATAACAGATGCACAATCACTTGATGGTGATCTTACTTCCATTGCTGCACTCTCTGGAAGTTTTGGTACATTAAAGAAAATTGCAGTCAATACTTGGACTCTAGACACAAATTCATATCTTTCAGCTAACCAGAATATTAGTATTTCAGGTGATGGTGTTGGATCAGGTTCAACATCTATAACACTCACATTATCAGCTAGTGGAGTAAGTGCAGGGACTTATGGATCCAATTCTTCTATTCCATCATTCACTGTTGATTCAAAGGGTAGAATTTCTTCAGCATCAAATAATTCACCGAGCATTGATACATCTGCTATAGTTTCTGGTACATTTAATAATTCTAGAATCTCTTCTAACAATGTAACACAACACCAAGCAGCTCTTTCAATAAATGAATCACAGATCGCAGATGCAAATGTTCTTACGAGAGTTGCTGGAAATGAAACAGTTACCGGTTCCTGGACATTCTCTTCTCCTGTAACTGGAGCTTCACCAGTATCTGGTTCTCATTTAACAACAAAAGATTACGTTGATAATATTGCTGCTGGTGTGTCACCACATTTAGCAGTGTTAACTTCAACAACTGCAAATATTGCATTATCTGGTATCCAAACTTTAGATGGTGTTATTGCTGGTTCTGGAACACGTGTATTGGTAAAAGATCAAACGAATGCTGCTGAAAACGGTGTTTATGTTGTTTCTTCTGGTGCATGGGCAAGAGCTACTGACTTTGATGGATCTCCAACCAATGAAGTTGCTGCTGGTGACCTTGTATATGTTGAAACTGGAACATTAAATGGAAACAGTTCTTGGATCTTAGTAACGTATGGCACCATAGTTTTAGGTACTTCACCATTAGCATTCTCAGTGTTCAGTAGACCTGGTGAATTAGTTGCTGGTGCTGGTTTAACAAAATCTGGTAATACATTCAGTGTCGGTACTGCATCATCTTCAAGAATTACCGTTGATGTTGACACTATTGATTTGGCAGCTACTGGTGTATCTGCTGGACTTTATTCAAATGTAACAGTTGATATTTACGGTAGAGTTATTTCTGCATCTTCAACTCAACCGTGGTCAACGATTGTCAATACTCCAACCACATTAACAGGTTATGGAATTACTGATGCACAACCATTAAACACATTGCTTACATCTGTCACTGGATTATCATCAAATGGTTTAATTGTTAAAATAGCTAGTGGTGCTAGTGCTTCTCGTTCTGTCGCTGTTACTGGTGTAGGATTATCCATAACGAATCCTGATGGCGTCAATGGAAATATAATCATAGACTCTAATGCAACATCTGTAAATACTGCATCCACTATAGTTTCAAGAGATACATCTGGTAATTTTTCAGCTGGAACAATAACTGCTAGCTTAATTGGAAATGCTTCTACTGCAAATGCACTTGCAACATCAAGAACTATCACATTAGCTGCTGATATATCTGGTTCAGCATCATTTAATGGTAGTGCAAATGCTACAATAAATGCTACATTGGCTACAGTAAATTCCAATGTTGGAACATTTGGTTCTGCTACATTAATTCCAATTGTGACAGTTAATGCTAAGGGTTTGGTAACTGGTATCTCAACATCAACTGTCTCTGCATCTTCATCTGCAGCATCTAATGTAACGAATGATGTTCTTCCATCTACTGCTGTTTATCCAGTATGGGTGAGTGATATTTCAGGCGATCAAACATTGAACGTTTCAAATTCAAAACTTTCTTTTATTCCTAGCACTGGAATATTATCTGCTATTGGATTTGCTGGTACACTTCAAACTGCCGCACAACCTAACATAACATCTCTTGGAACTCTTGGCTCACTCGCAGTTACCGGAGCTATCACTGGAACATCATTTAATTCTATTACCGGTCTTTCTTCAACAACCCCATTAAATAATGGAACTGCTGCTGTTGGAACTAGTACTACTGCTGCTAGAGCAGATCACGTTCACCAAATACAGACTACTATTTCAGGTAACGCTGCAACAGCAACAACGTTGCAAACAGCCCGTACTATCAACGGGGTTTCTTTTAACGGTTCAGCAGACATAATAATTAATGCTATTGATTCTACTAGTAGGGTTGCAAGTTCTCTTTTGGGCGCATTAAATGGAGTTGCAACACTTGATAATACTGGAAAAGTTCCAACAACTCAGTTGCCAAGTTATGTTGATGATGTTATCGAAGCTGCCAACTTAGCAGCATTCCCAGCAACTGGTGAATCAGGTAAGATTTATGTTGCTTTAGATACCAACAAGACTTACAGATGGTCTGGTAGTAGTTATGTTTACATTACTTCTGGCGCAGTTGATTCTGTTGCTGGTAAGACAGGTGTAGTAACATTGGTTAAGGCTGATGTTGGATTAGGTAACGTAGATAATATATCAGATGTTAATAAGCCAGTATCAACAGCTCAAGCGTCAGCCATTAATGGTGCACAAGCTGCCGCAATTGCTGCAAGTGCACCATTGGCCCACGTTGGTTCCAATGGTGCTGCTCATGCTGTAGTAACTACCGCTATTAACGGTTTCATGTCAGCTGCTGATAAAATTAAACTTGATGCAGTTTCTGGTAGCAATACTGGTGATGAAACTGCCGCCACGATTAAAACTAAATTAGGTATAACTACTCTATCTGGTGTTAATACCGGTGATCAAACCAACATTTCTGGAAATGCAGGTACTGCTACATACTTAAGCGCTACTGCTCAGACGAGCTTGATAACTGGTAGAACAAGTGGTGTTGGAATGGCTGTCAATGATACATCACCAGGTTCTTTTGTGTGTAGAGCATCTGGAGCTGGCGATACTAATTTAGCTGGTTTATCATTTTACAATGATACATATGCTATCAAGATGGGTGTTCGTGCAGATGGATACTTTGGTATTGGTGGTTGGTCTCGTGCAGCTTGGTCATGGTACACTGACCCATCTGGAAATACGGTTGCTGCTGGTAACGTATCTGCATATTCTGATCCAAGATTAAAAGAAAACTTCACACGTATTCAAAATCCTCTTGAAATGATTTCTAAGTTGGATGGTGGTACATTTACATGGAAGCATGGTTTCCAACATACTGAAATGAAAGCAGGTAAACATGATTACGGTATTAATGCAGATCAAGTAAATAGTATTATGCCAGAAATTGTTACTGAGTCTATTGAGTTAGACGGTGAAAAATTTAAAACTGTTGATTACAGTAAGATAGTGCCATTGTTAATTGAAGCTATCAAAGAGCTCAAAGCTGAAATTGATCTTTTGAAGAACAAATAAAATGACGTTACCAGCATCTGGATTAATTTCACTATCTCAAGTGAATGTTGAGCTTGGTAAAGCGGCGACCACCACAATTTCATTGAATGATTCAGTTGTTAGAAATTTAGCAGGTATACAAAGTGGTGCCATAAGTTTATTCAATCTATATGGTAAAAGCAATTCAACTGGGTCAACTCACACTTTAGTAGCAGGCACTAATGGATATGGAACAGGTTATGTTTACCCACCATTTGGTCTTATAGGTAGCTTATCACCGGATACATTCAAAGGTTTAACAGTTGTAGACCTATACACTAGTGCAATGGGTAATGGGACTAATCTCTACTATCTTGAATTTACAATTTTGGGTTTAGTTGCACAGAATTTTTTTACTTCAATTTTATATGCTGGTACAACGGTATATTCTTCTTCTTCTACTTACTATCAATATGAGTCACTAACCGTGTGGAGCTGGACTACTTCTCAAATACCACTTTTTAATAATGGTTCATCTTATCAAATATCAATTTCTTAAAACAGTGGATAAATTATGACATTACCAGCTTCAGGAACAATTTCCATTTCACAGGTCAACGTTGAATTAGGTAATTCAGCTACTTCGCCATGCTCATTAAATGATTCTTCGGTAAGAACATTATTTGGTAAACCTAGTGGGATTATATCACTTAGTGATGGATGGGGTAAAAGTACAGCCATTGGAACCGGGTACACTATGGTTGCTGGTGGTAACATGTCCAGTGGACTTGGAGTTGGATATAGTCCTTATGCGTGGGGTAATATGGGTTCACTATCTAATCACTATTTCAATGGAGTTGAAATAGTGTGGTTTGCTGATCAAACTTCTGATGGTGCGTATTATACAGCAAATGTATGTTTCTTAATGCTTATAGGTGTTGTTAGTTCAACATTTGTTAAATCTGTTTCTGCTAATAATAAAACATTACTTACATCAAGTGCGACTTTTGAAGCATATCCAGCTTACAACTATAGTATTTGGACTTGGACCAACTCATTGTTTGGATTTGGTGCTGGTGGTACATATCAAGTATCAATTGCTTAAAATAGATAAATTATGACACTTCCTGCTTCTGGCCTTATATCACTATCACAAGTCAACACAGAACTGGGGGCAGGCTCAACTACTCCTATATCATTAAATGATACTGCAGTGAGAACTCTATTCGGAAAACCAAGTGGAATAATTTCTATGAGTGATGGATGGGGTAAAAGTTCTGCTAGTGGAACCTTCGGCTTTAATCCAAACCTTTCATATGTGGATGCAGGTGGAACTTTTAATTCTGGTACAAATGGCACATCATCCGGTTCCCTTTCAATCTATACTAATGGGACACTATCATGCTCAGTTAATTACATAACACCACCAATAGCAGGAGTCGGATCAGCATACTCAGCACGATTTGTCACAACAGTGAGTATGGGTGGATGGGTAGTTTTTAATGTGGGTGTTGGTAATGGGTATGATTCAGGTTATGTACCAATTACTTCTACACTTAATGTTGTAGGAACATCATACGGTGACTATGCGGGTGGTTACGTTGAAGGTACGTTATATATAAGAAGGAACTCAGACGGTGCAGTTATATCTATTAGAGTGGGATTCTCACTGCCCAGTGATTCATAAACACCGGCATTTAAAATCAATCAATTTGTAGGATAATAAATACTACGAACAATGATGATACTGTCTTCACCAATTTGAGGAAGTCGAGTCATGAACCCTTGCATTTGAAGATGTTTGTAGGCAACAACAAAACTGTAGCCAATCAATTGGTTATCAAATGCAACCCCACATACTGAACCATTTGCGCATTGTTGAACAACTGGAACATTCTTGTAAACTGGACTTCCAACACTGATAACCTTACCAACAACTTGTTGGGTATAGACGATACCCGGACCAGATGCTGATTCTGGAATACGTTCACCTGCACCAGGAAGATAGTTATTCACATTCTGTGCAAACACAGAAGAAGAAAACATTGCTAAACAGAATAGAAAACGTTTCACATCAAACTCCATTTATTGATCATGATAGATTATAACCTGATTTATATTAGAAGTACACTTTATTTTGAAAATCTTTAAACACTCTCAAATATGCTTCCCTATTTGCTTTAGCATCTGATAATGAATGATGTGGGTGCTCACCGGTAACGAGAAAATATTCATTTAGATGAGTTTTAAATGCATTTGTCATTTTGTTAAAAACTAATTTAAACTTTTCTTCATTTTCGGGAAGAAAATAGTTGGCACATTTGTTCCAAATAACCATCTTGATAAGATGATGTTCTTGTATTTTCGGATGGTCATCTTGAAATAGATGATTAAGTAATTCACTATCACCCAGATAATCAACGACAATGGTGATATCACAATCAAACTCTTCCATCCATGCCCACAATCTAGATGCAAGTTCGACTCGTCGCATACCAAATTTATCCATGTTAAGTAGTGGATAGATATTATCTTTTACAAATTGAGAAGACCAAGCTCTCTTAAACTCAGCATTTTCACCATAAAATGTTTCACCGTTTTCAGCAACTGCACCAATTGAAATTAAGTCTTGATTTATGAAATCTGTAAATTCTGTGTCAATAAAAATTTTCATTGTGCCCTTTTAAATTCTGTATATTGGAATTCTATCCCATTTTCATTTAGCCATTCTGACCTATCAGAACAAGTGTATTTGATATTAGTTGAAGTCAAAACGGAATCTTGAAGGAATCGCCTGCCCGCAATTGGAAACCTTACATCACCATCTGGTAAAGAATTGACAACCGTTATAAACATTGTAGATGGTGAATGTTTGAGTGCTTCACCGTAAATATGTTCACCACCAATCACAACAAATCCATCATGTTCATAGCGATGAACATCTTCAAAACTTCTATAGATTGCTTTAACACCTTCTTGGATAAATGGAGTCCTACTTATAACAATATTGTCTCTATTTGGCAGTGGCCTACCAATACTTCTGAAGGTACGTGATCCCATAACAACAGTTTTTTCTAAAGTTAACGCTTTGAAATGTTTTAGGTCGCTTGGAAGATACCAAGGAATTGTATTTGTTTCAGAATCACCAATGATTCCATCTAAAGACACTGCGCAGATAATACTGAAATCTTTCATGCTTCTAGCCCCCATTTTTCATTGTATTCTTTCAATCGGATAGCTGACAAATAATCACGTGTTTCATTGACTAACTCTGCACCCTTTGAATCTGCTCTATCAATGTCATCATGATCTGGTTCACCTAATAAATCTATTGCTGCTTCAAGAAGTACTGACTCAAAACATCTTCCGACTGAAATACCACCCGCATCATAAACTCTCCACAATTGAATAAGCAATGTGAGTGCACGTTTTTCAGGGGTTGTTGGTAATACCAATCTCTCTTTTGGACTTTTCGTTTTAGGATTCATTTTCTTCATTGCGATAATTTTTAATTGCAAGTTCAATCTCATAATCAGAATATCCATCAGTCCACATCTGAGTGTGAATTGACATTTCTGCACAAGATTCAAATAAGTTCTTTATGTAAAGACACAAACGTTCTAGCATTTTATTTCCTAGTTATAAAAAATGGGATAAAGCATTACACTATATCCCATATGAGAAGTTAACTACCACCTAAATGGTATCGTCAGTAACCTCAAAAACTCTGAATCAACTGAGGTACAGCAGAATCAAATCCTGCAATATCCAACATGCCTGGATCCTTAGGATCAGCAATCGTAAAGTTGGTAACCGAAGTTCCACATACGATCAACTTAGCATCATGAACATAGCGCTTACGGTAATCAGCCAAAGCTTGCACAGGCTGACGCTTACCTGCATAAGTTTCATTGTCAGTAAAGACGATGAACTTGTTAACGTTGCTCATTTTCTGTTGGATAGCATGTTCCATTGGAAGAGAACAATCAGTTCCACCCCAAGAGAACTTACGCATAACATTCAGAACTGCATCAAGACGCATAGATGGAGAAATCTTCAATTCACCCATACGAGTGTTGAATCCACCGATCCAGTAATTGGATTCACGTTTCGCAACAGCCAAAGCCATTACAGCAGCTGCTTCTGCGGCAGTGATATTGCTAGCACCGATACATTGGTAGCTAAACATAGAACCAGAACAATCAACACCGATAAGGTGACCCTGACCAGTTGATTCAATGAACTGAAATGCATCGTAAAATGCAGCATCCAATGCATCAAGAATATGTTGAGATGGAGTCCAAGTCAATGAACCTTTATCACCATGACCTTGTTTGTATTGGTTAAATGCATTCAAGATAGTGATTGGGTGAACACGTCCTGACTTAATTGCAGCAACATCAGTCAACTTATCAACGATTGCTTTCAATTCAGTGGAAAGAGGTTTAGCCAAACCCAAAGAAGTTAGTTGACCCAACTTACGAATCAGTGCAGTAACACCCATACCAGGGATAAGTGTTGCCATAACATTTACGTCTTTTTGGAATTCAGTAGGAATCATTTCCCATGAAATATCCTTGTTAGATTCGATGATGCTGATCACCTTCTTAGAATCTACACCACGCTTCAAAGTCTCGAAATCAATCAAAAGTTGTGGAACAATGGTTCCTTGTTCGACACCTTCAGCACCCTTGGTTACATAACGGAACAATGCTGACTGTGATTCGTTTGTTGGCTTGATGTGAGCAAGACGCAAGACATCACGGTGAGACCAACCATTACGTGATTGATATTTCAAGAGTTGAACAGCCAAACGAGTTTCATCACGCTTAGTATACCAAGCAGCAACACCGCGTTTAGCAGCAGCATTCCATTTACCCATTGAATTTATTGCATCAACGAATTGGAACAAGTGGGTACCGATTCGTGCAACCTTTGATAGTGCATCATAAGCAGCAGCAACAGTTTCGGCATCACCGGAAACTGCACACATTGCAAGAGCAAATACTGCTGAATCATTCTTAGGAGCACGACCACCTTGAGAGATTTCAACAATGCGATTAACAGTTTTCACACCGTCTGCACTGATACAAACTGAGACATTTTTAGCTGCATCTTTTGTCAACTTCTGTGCAGTTGCATAGTAGGAAGGTTTATCACTTCCGAGAATCAAGAATCGATCCAAGTAGCTCCACATGTCAAGAGCAAAAACTTGACCACCAGCATTGTTCGCAACCATTTCTGATTCGCGACCTGGAATTTTTTCAGTTTGAGGAGTTACTTGCTTGGAGATTTTTGGCGCAACGGTATCAACGTAAAAGTTTGACATTTTTGATTTCCTTTAAAAGCGGCTGCAACATTACAGCAAAGAGAAAACGCAATAATCAATTTCCCAACAAAAAGCAAAGTCGAGAATTTTCGGTCTATTAACAATGATAAATTTTAATCCATCATTTTGATTTAATCTACCTACACCGGGAAGTTTCGGCTTACCCAGTATTTCCTATTAGGTTTCTTCCTACAATATTTCTTGTTATCTTGTTACGAAGGATCAGAAATTCCTATCAGTTTATTCTTAACTGACAAATATCAATTTTAATTTAAATTGCAAGTATCTATTTCGGTTGCTTATCTTTCAACTCACGTACCTAATAGCTAACAGGGGTTTTACTAGATTTAGTTAATCAACTCTAACTGTTGTGAAAATTGATTATTGCGTTTTCATAAAGAAATTATAACCTAGGAAATATTTATTGTAAACTTGGTTTATTGTTCAACCTGATAAAGTAATCCAGGCTGCATAATCATTGTATTTGATCCCAATCGTGCTTGTGGATTGTTGGTGTTTGTAGTACCAATAAATTTCCATCTCTGTATCTTTCCATCTTGATCTTTGAGATCAATCCAATCAAAGAATTCTACATCCATAAATTTACCAAGTGCTGATTCTGGTGTCTTAACAACATTGAATGTTGCCTCTTGGAGGCCTCTTGGATTTTCAGTTGGTTCCGGTGTTCCATCTCCATAATACCCACCAATGAGTAAAATTTTGAAATACATAGAAGTAAAAAAGTTCATCACTTTGCTCATCATGTATGTGAAAATAGTACCCATTACAAATTGGGAAATACCAAAACCGAACACACAATAAACACAAATAAATGATGCAACTATTGAAATAATTGCATTAGCATACTGAGCTCGTTCATTTGACCTAATGTATTTCAACAACTGGGATTCAGATTTATCATTCATCAATTTCCTCCGGATCAAAAGGTGACCATTCAAATATAAACGAAATAAGAAAAAAGCTTATCAACAACATATGTTCAAAATCATCATCATTTTCTTCAAATCCTTGAACATATTCAACACCAACTGCTAGTCCGTTTATCAGGCTTGTTGAGATTTCCATAATCAGTATTCCTTTTGTGAGTTGTTATAAATATACGTTTAATATAGGAATTTTAAATGAAAAATTATATACTGATATTATTTATTGGACTCTTAAGTATTTCTGTTCATGCGCAGACTTGTAATGATTTGGTTTATAATGGAGTTTTTCCAGTATCTGTTGAACCTGTTACAATTATCTGTCATAAACGTTATGTTGTTGGATATTCAAAAGTTAGAAAAACTCCTCTTTGGACATCTGAAAAATTAACAGAAGACAATATTAAAAACCAAAACGTTAAACGAAGAGATCATTTTAGATCAGATCCAAATGTTGCATCATCACTCCAAGCAAGTAATGCAACCTTTGTTGGAACTGATTACGATAAAGGGCATCTTGCACCATTTGATGATTTTGCGGATGACATAGTTGCTGCAGATGAAAGTTTCTTTTTAACAAATATTGTTCCTCAACCACTTAACAATAATAGAGGAATTTGGAAATCATTAGAACATAGAACTCAAATCTTAACACTTAATAAGAAAACAACTTTTATAATTACTGGTCCAATTTTTACATCTCAACCAGAAAAGAAAATGTCTGATGGTACTCTTATTCCTGACAAATTGTTTAAGGTAATTGTTTCACCTACAACAAAAGAAGTTTATACTGTTGTTATTCCTAATGTTAGTGGATTGAAAGTATCTACTTTATCAGGTTATTATAACACATTTTCTTCACTAAGAACACAATTACCAAAATTAAATCTTATACCGCAATCTTCAATGTTGGTAGACAAGAAGCTAAACTAAAAAAGGAGTCCTAGGACTCCTTTTTAATTACTCCAATTTTCAGGAGGTTCTAATTTGTATGGGGCTTCTTGATCAATTTTGATTCCCATTTCATCCTCATATGGGTGATTTTTAGAAGAGATCCAAAGACCTATAAAAATAACAATACACAGGATGATTAGTGAAATCATTTTGCATTAGCCTTTTTATATTTTTCCCACTTGTTGAGCATTTCTGTCAAAGCTGCAGTGTAAATCATATTGAGAGATTTGATTGGGTCACCAGCACGAACCCTTGGTTTTGGTGTTTTCAACGGTGTTGTGTTTTCCGCATCAGACCAAGATGATCCAGTTTTAGAACGTAACTGACCATTTGCATAAACGATGTAACCACCACGTCCTCCCCAGACACGTTTAGCATTGAATGATAGTGTCCCCAATTTTTCCTGTTTTGCTCCAGAATCATATTTCAAACCAGCATCTTCCAACTTTTTAAACAGTGTTGATGCTTTAATTTCCTTAACAGCAACAGCAATATGTTCAGGAGTGAAACCTAATTCATCCATCCAATCTAGCACTGAACCACGAATCTGACTAATGTCGCTTTTGTATTGTGGTTTGTAGTATGCACCACCCTTAAGTTTTTTATCTTGACCAGGTGAACCTTGGGCAGCTTCAAATAATTCATGAACTTTCATCTTTGACTCCTATAATAAATATTGTTTATTTATTAGCTTTTGACAGGTTATTGCTTTTTCGTGGTTGAAGTAACCAACAAATTTTTCTACCAATATCTGGATTTTGTCCACGTTTAATCTTACATTGTCTTTCCGACTCGATAAGAAATTGACTCAACGACATTTTAGAAGTTTGCATTTTTACCCTATTAAATAGACATAACGTATTATAACATTTTAACTATCAGATTTGAATGAAATCCCAATTTTTCAATTGTAATTTTTCAAAATCTTTAGTATCTGAATTTATGTTTGCTCGTGCAAAAACTGTTACGGATTCATCACCAGAAAATTTCAATAAAACATGAGTCATCAGTGCTTTATTATCTATTTGGTAGACAGGATAATAAAAACATTGATCCTTATTCCAATCTCGAATAAATGTAGCAACTAACATTTCATGATTTACTATTCTAGGGTGTGACATCTCAATTAAAAACCGTGTTGACATAAATAAACCTCGATGTTACCTTAGAAATCTATTTATAAAGAATCTGATTATAAACCTTTCTTTAATTGATTCGTCCAACTAGAGAATATCTTATCCCTCTATCATCAGTAAGTTCATCCTCATACAAAATCTTAAACGATTTTGGCAATTGATTCTTAAATTCGTCCATTGAATAGACACAATTTCGTTGATCTTCGGTTATATCAATGTTTGTAGATTGAAGTGCAAAATAACTGTTAGTTTTCAGTTCACCCCACCATGGCCAATCTTTCATTGGCCTCATATTTTCACATGAACAGTTTATAATCAGACTTGTACGTTTATATCTTTCTAAGTATCTCGTGAACACATCATCTGTTATAAAATCTATATGTGGAAACCCATTGAAAAGATTAGATTTGGATGTCTTAATCGAATCATCATCTTTATCTATTCCCGTAATTCTTTTGAAGTCATTACATAGCAACGGTATTAATACACTACCATACCAACACCCAAAGATAACTACTTCTGTTTCTTTGCTAAGATTCAGTTTATCAATAAGTTCAACTATTCTCTTTTTAGATGAAAACTGATTGTCACTTAGCGAATCTAAAAGAGTATGTCGTCTATCTGGTTTGTGTTTTATTTCTTTTAGCACTCTTCTAAAAAATTCTAATGACACTGTACCATTTTTAAAATCAATCATTATATTTCTCAATTAAATAGTTGTCGATAATTAAAATATCAAGACCACATTTAATGAACGTGTTTACTGCATCACGGGGAGTTTCAACAATGGGTTCTCGACAATTGAAACTAGTATTTAAAACCATCGGAATACCAGTTATTTTGTAAAATTCAGATATAAGTTTATGGAATTTTTCATTGTCTCCTACTGAAACTGTTTGTATTCTAGCTGTTCTGTCAACATGTGTGACTCCTGGAATTTTATTAGAAATAACAGGCATAATACGAGACATAAATGGACTAGGCTGATTGGTTAAAAAGAATTCTTTGTAGTGTTCTTCTAACACGCTTGGAGCAAATGGTCTAAAATCTTCACGTAGTTTAATTCTGGTGTTGATAATGTTTTTAATATTGGGATTACGTGGATCGGCTAAAATACTACGATTGCCTAAAGCTCTATTACCACTTTCAGATTTACCTTGATACCATCCTACAATTTTACCATTAGCAATAGCGTGTGCAACGTAAACACAAATTTCATCAAATGATTTTTGTTGGTATTTTAAGTAACGAAATATATTAGTGTCGATGGAATGTTCAACACCTGAATAAACACTTGGAATATGAACATGTTTATTTAGCATGTAATCTGCATGCATATATGTTCCCATTGCGTGCCCCTCATCTCCAACGGCAGGAGGTACGTGTACATTAGTCCATCGTGTTGTTAACTCTTCATTCATGTAACCATTATATGCAACACCCCCACATACACAAATATTATCCGATGTTTTTAGAGGATAAACTATTTTTTTAACCAACTCATTAGTTACATACTGTAGTGTAAATGCCACATCTTCTTTTGGTATATCACTCACTTCATTTAGTGAATCTGTTAACTGTTGATAATCTAGTGATGATATGTGTTCCAGTATAATGTCATGAATAGTTTTATTGTATTTACCGAATGCTGCTAATCCCATAGTCTTCCCGGCACCTAAATATCCCAAACCTAACTCTTGGGATATTTTGTTCCATATACTTCCTATGGATAATTGAGAAGATAAATCTGTAATATTTCCATTTTTATCAATGAAGATACATGAAAAGTTCCAGCCTTTACCATCTATTGCTAAAATATCCGACTCATTAAACCCGGAGCTTAAGAATGCATAAGCTGCATGGCTTTGATGGTGATCAATATAATAGAACTCATCAGTTTGATAATAGTCCCAGAGATTATTTGGTTTGAAGTTTAAAAATTTTTTGTCTACTAATGTTGACTCAATTAAATCTTCTACAAATTCTATTCCCAAATTTGAACCTGTAAAAGAAAAAATAGTATCTTTACTCCTATTGACAAAATTAGGAATGAAGTGTTCACTAAAGAATTTTCTAGCAAGTGATGGATCATGTGGATCAGAATGCACAAGATTGTGTTTCTTACGTGAGTACCTTTCCTCTTGACGATGCACAACCCCATCATAAGTATTGTGGTCATGCATGTTAAGAGCTATCGAAAAAATTTTCATGTGATTACATTTGCTTCATAAATTTGATAATTCTTTCAGCAGCAACTGGTGGAATTGTTTCAGTACAAACTCTACAATAATCTTCGAACTCGAAGAGTTCATAATTCATCATTTTGTTAACATTTTCTTCAGTGATGTCAAACTGTCTAGAACCATTGATGACTTTCCTACTGCAATGTCTAAGCTTTTGAAGTTCAAAATCGAATACGGGTACTAATGGAAATTTAGCACACATTCTTCTATCTGCTTCTGATGTTAAATCTTTTACATCATAAGTTGGTGATCTAGAATTGTATTCTTTTAGAATCGTGTTTTTGTGATCTAAATAAGATATATCAAAATTCTCTTTATGTTTGAAATAATTTGGAGTTTTGATAATAAGATTGTAGTTATTGAAATCATTCAATTCGAAGAAATCATAATTTCCAAGCTTCTCAATCTTGTCTTCTTGAAAATCTAAGACTAGATGTTCAATATAAAGTATTTCTGGATCCTCAAGGACGTGAGGATAGAATTTTCTAATCAAAGAATTAGACATGACTTGGACTACAAGATTTGGGTACTTTCTAATTTCAGCAATAACCTCATCGAGATTTTTAACAAGACCTGGTTCTCCACCCAATAAACAAATTCTCGTTTTATATGGACTTAGGTATTTAACAACCCTTCTAAGGAAGTCCATATCAACTGTTAAGTTTCTCATTTCTATTGTCCATGCTGTACAATAGTGACAAGACTTATTACATGACTTGGTTAGATAAAAATCAACAGTGCGATAGTTTAATGCATTGTACTCATGGATATTTTTTATAGGCATTTTTAGAATGAACTTTTGATATTGGCAATAATGAAATTAACTTCATCATCAGTAAGCCAAGGGTGAATAGGTAATGAAAGTATTGTGTCAGTTACATGTTTTGAATTAACGCAATTATCTTTTCGATGTTGCAATTTATCATACATGAGATTTGAAGATAGAGGGCAATCATAATGTACTGACGCACCAGATACATTCTTTACACGGTCTCTAGTCTCTTTATTTTCAAATCTAACAGTGTATTTATGATAGTTGTGAACCAGCCCTGGCTCTGACCGCTGAACAAATACATTTAGATTCTCAAAAGCTGCGTTGTATGTATCAGCTACCTGTTGTCTTTTAGTTTGATATTTTTCTCTTTGTTGTAATCTTATTTTGATGATCTCAGCATTAAGTGAATACAATCTGGAATTATATCCCAGTAGTTCAAATCCATTTCCTTTACCGTGTTGTCTAATTTTGCGGATTAAATCTGCTTGCGCACGATCATCAGTTAAAAATACACCACCACCATTAATACCGGCAACAACTTTATTCGTGTTGAAACTGAATGAACTGCAATCACCAATAGTTCCAGCCTTAACACCATTCAGACTTGAACCTAAACTTTGTGCAGCATCTTCAATAAGAACGATATTTTTCTCTTTACAGAAATCCTTAATAGCAGTCATATCTGACATACTACCAAATAAGTGTGTATAGATTATTGCTTTTGTTTTCTCACTATACATTCTCTTGATACTATCCAAACTCACATGATAAGAATCTAAATCAATATCACAGAATACTGGTGTGGCTTTAGCCATTGAGATACATGATGCAGTAGAAATCCAAGAGAAATCTGTCACCAATACTTCATCACCTTCACCAATTCCATAACTAAGAAGAGAGAAATACAAAGCATCTGTTGCGCTGGCAACTGACACAGCATACTTACGTCCCATCATTTCAGCAAAATCTTTATCAAATGCCTCAGTGTTTTGATAATTACACTGATTCATAAATTTATCAAATGCATCTAAATATGCCTGTCTATTTTCTTGATAATCCTTATCCCATCCTTCATATGCAATCATTGTCTTTCCTTTAAATTTTACGTTTTTTATCCCAAGAATCCAATTCAGGAGTTTTATTACCCCAATATTCAGTTTTTATCCTATCAGATAAATGTTCAGTAGATGGCTGTAATAAATCTACTTTTACACCCTTTCTAAGTTCATATTTATTTAGCTTAAAAACCCTATCAGATTTTACAAATTTTAATGCAAATCCTTCACGCTTAGCAATTTCTATAGCTTCATCTATCTCATGTTCATTATATTTAAAAATGATGAATTGCCAAACAATGACATTGCCTAATTTTTTCCCAAGCTTCATCATCTCCCACACATTTTCAAAATTAGATCCGACACGATACAGTTCACTTTTATTATCTATGCCATCTACTCCAAACCACCATTCATTGTTACTTTTACCATAACTAAAAGCTTCTTCCCACCACTTTAAATCTTTACCAGTTCCATTGGTGGAAATTCTGACTTGTCTATTGGTATCATTGCAGATTTTTAAAAATGATAGAAAATTTGGGTGATAAATTGGATCAGAAATTTGTCCACAGAAAGCAATATCTTTAACATAAAAATCTAAAATTTTACGGAAATCTTTTTCCTCAATATCAAAAGATCGTTTAATTTTGTTTTGACTTATCATTTTCTGTCTGATACATAACGGGCATCTGATGATACACCTATGTGAAATATCAAGATTTGGATTTAAAAATTGCTGTCGCTTTACGTATTCGTCTGTAATTCTAGTCATATCAATTATTCTTTTACCCCACATTTATACTTACACGCGAAAGGTGCCGAATCAGAATCATGTACTAATACATTAAAAAATCTTTCCCATTGATCAGATGTAAAAATTTGTATCAAACTCTCATTATTAGCAACCTTCAACTCTTCATCTCTCATCCCAAGAGCTTTTAATGATTCATCTTCATATGGGGTATCTACCCAACAACAAGGTAACATAAATCCATCAGATGTATATGCTGCTGGTTTCCTGTCAGGTGAATCAAAGTTTAGACATTTTGGTATGAGTTTCATTTTAGTCGTGTTGTTCTATTTTTAGTATTGAAATCAAAAACCCCATATGCCCAATATTTCTCTCTGCAAGGCCAGCAGCATTGACATGGTTCAATTCCTGGAGCTGTGTAGGTTATATTATTATCAACACCAAAAATTTCATAAACATGAGGTTCAGTTTCACAAGTTTCTGTTAATGGGAACAAACTCTCCATTAAGTTTAATTCTTTATAAATCTCTGCTACTTCTCTTTTATTAGAATTTCTAAATGGACTATACTCCCATTTAGTAACACCATTAACATCATACTCATGACATAAATTAATACGCTTTAAATTTCTATTTTTAACAAATCTTTGTTCAACGCCTAACACAATTTGATCTTCGATAGGTGGATTCAATGTCTCACCAGACAAAATAAAGTTTAATTTAGTGTCATATTTGGCAAACACACTTCTAATAAATTCAGGCTGAAAAATCATTTTTGGATTTTTCTGTTTGACTCCATCTATATAACTTGGCCATCCAGTAGTATCAAAATATCCTATTTCTGGAGTCATCAGTTTATTATTGGGGTTAAGTGCATTGAGCGCATTTAATACGTTTTTAACTGATTGTTCTGCTGCTGGTCTCAATCTGTTAAACATTATGATTGGTAGCAATTCTATATGAGGGAAATATTTCAATACTATATGACATAGTAATGCTGAATCACTTCCACCACTTAAACGAATTCCTATAAATTCCTGTGAGTCAATTAATGTCATTACCTCATCTGGGAATAATTCGATATCTTTTATTTTCATAGTTATACAAGTTTAATAATTGAATTGATAATGGCTGTTACGTCTAAAGATTTGATGGGGCGTTTATTGTAAACACTTCCACCATCCGTGATACATTTATCTCTAAGATATAAAATTGGTTTCCCATAATATTTACATTCTTGTATGAGTCTTGGGGCTGGATCAAATGTTTCTTTTGTGTAAATGTATGTGTCAAAAATACCTAAAAGATTTTGTATTGGCACAAAAACATTATTGTTAGATGGATTGATATATTTTTCATCATATGTCAATATTCCATGATCAGGAAAACATTTAATTACTTTTTCAGCAGTTGCATAATATTTATCATTTGTTCCCATGAACAAATATTTGAATTGAATCTTGTCTTCGAATGGTTTGTAAATTTCGAAATTTATTCTCTTTTCAAAATGTTCACCCGTTCCGCGTGGATAAACCTCATAGTCACACACATCAACGATTTTAGATGGTGCATAAAAATTCAATGCATTGACATAATCTATTGGATGATTTTCAGAATAAACAGCAATGACCTTATTTGAAAATAATCGTTTTAATATTTTCTGTTCTCGATGATTATAGTCTTTGAAATTAAACCAAGATAGCGTCATCATACTGCGACCCATGATCAGCGTAACATCTTCATCATTAATTGAAGCATATTCAAACACTACATTTTTACAATGAATATACTTGTGAGATATGGCATTAAGATATGCCTCATGATTGAAATTTCTATGACGGATTATCACCATTTGGGCAGATATACCGATAGAATTCAAATAAGATGTGTACTCATAACTGTAGTACATGAGCCCATCTACGGGCTTACTGGTGCATAAAACGTTTATCATTTGCTATTATAAATTGTATGGAAAATTGTGTAATCTTATTTACCTTCATCTAGATCAGATCACGTTTAACGGAAACATTAATAAATACAAAATACGTTTAGAGGTCAAGATGTTTAAATTATCAAATTGTACATGGGAAGAAATAAAACCAATATGGCAGAATGAACTTTGGCCAGGTAGAGAAGATGTTGAACCTGTTAACTCAATGTGTCGCAATGGTGGTCATGACAAAATCATCAAAAAAGCAGTACCATATTTTTTAAAGTATCATGACGATGATACCGTTCTCGGTGTCATATCTGGTCACATATCTTCTGATACAGATTTTAGGGTGAGAGGTATTTTTGTTTACCCGGAATATAGAAAACAAGGCATATCACAAATATTATTTGCTGGGATAGAAGCTAAAGCAATATGGAATGGTTCAAAAATTCTATGGAGCTATCCAAAAATTCCTGCATTAAACGTCTATCTTAGATATGGGTTCACCACATTTGGGGAGATTGAAACAACAGGGTTCTCTAAAGAGAATATACGAGTCATGAAGTTTATCTAACTTATTGTAAGTAAAGGAAAGAAAAATGTTTAACAAATTACCACACATCTCTTGGTCAATAAATGGTGTTGATGAAGCCGGATACACTGATTTATCACCTAAGCCAGTATTTAAATTTTCATATACTGGTGTTGCAGGTTCTACGCCCGCAGATAGTTACAAAACTGCTATCAATAATAGGTTGAATGCATTGGTGTCTTCTGGAAAAAATAAACTAGCAGTATTCATTTCTGGTAAAGATAGTGAAATTATAGCAATCCAATGTAAAAAACTAAACATTGATTTTGAAATGTACTTTTTGAACATTCCTGGCATCAATGACTATATGATAGAAAATGTCAATAAAGTATCAGCCGCTCTTTCTACACCAGTTAACATTATCACGCTCAATAAAGATGATGTGGTTGCTTTTGCTGAAACATCATTTGAACTAACGAGAATACTTAAACCAACATATCTTGTTGTCCCATTTATGTTTGATAAAATTCCTGCTGATAGACATATCATCATAGGAGAAGGCGATATAAATAAGGATGGACAATCATATTCTGTTCTATCTAGTACAGACACGGGCTTTGGAATTCCTATCTCAAGTACAGAAATAGCATATCTTCTTCATTCAAAAAAATCAGGTTTAGATGGTGATTACTATTTCCACTCATCTAGTATTGAACTCATAAAAACGGTATGGGATAGTCCGTTACTAACCAAAGCATATCCATATTTCAGCAATCAAAAAATGATAGAGGCTGAGTGGGGTCAAGAACTTATATTCACAGAAAAAACTACCAATTGGGATACAGTGGTCGGAAAACAATTCAACGCTGATATTAGAAAACATTTATCAACAAAATATTCAGCAAAATTTGATGTGTTATTATCAGTGGTGCCCAAAGAGGTTCTTTAATGGATGTGAAATTTATACTGCATGATGCCGGCAGTAGAGCGATAATTGCTCTACCCAAAAATTCTGATATAGGACAATTTCTACACAGTAACATATTAGATACTCGTTTAGTTTCTGTATCAACTAATAAATGGAACCAAGCACTCATGTCCTTAAATGAAGTTGATAATGATAATCAAATTCTAAATGGTAGATTTTGTTGGATAAATGAGGAATTTGTAAAAACTGAAAATGCAAATACGTCAAATAATAACATTAGAAGAAACAAGGCAAAATTTCTAAGTAGAGGATATGAGTATGTGAATTTTAATATCACTCGTAGAACTTTGGGCATTGCATCAAATGGATATTTTCTTACATTAGATGACTTAAAAATGTTTCCTAATATTGAAGATTTGGCACCTCAATTATGTGAAGCAGTAGGGCTAATTTTAACTGATGCTATTCACCAACTCAAAATTGAAAAGGAAAGCATCCTTAACATTTATAAACACCGTAAGATGGCCATATGGCTTCATTGTAAATCCTTATTATCTGTTGACAATGAAGATGATTATGAGAAATGGAAAAAGAGTGTCAATGTAATATCAGGTGGAATTGGTCTAATATGAAAAAAGTAATTTACTATATGCCTAGAGTTCTAAATGATGAACATATGTCAGAAGCTAAAGCATTTCTGAATTTAGTTGGTAAAAATGCAAGTGCTATGGATCGAACTAATAGTTTTACATTGCCATTTAACACTCATATTGTTTGGGAGATACCAACACAGATAGATGATGGAGACTCAGACAAAATGTTCTTTGATGAAATGATTCGTCGTGCTAGGTCATTGCTTCAAACTGGTAAACCTCTTACGCTTTTCTATAGTGGAGGATTAGATAGTACCGGATTGTTAGTTGCTTTTAACCATCTCATAATGACTGAAGGATTCGATAGAGAACAGATAACTTTAGCAACATCAGTAGATGCAATGTATGAAAATCTTTCATGTTGGTGGGATATTGTTCTAAAATATAAGACGGTAAATGTACATGAATGTCTTAATGGTTTGAATTTCAATGACACGATTTATCTAATGGGCGAGAATGCAGATCAGTTATTTGGATCAGACAAAATATTCCAACTTCCAACTATCATGCCGATGCTACTAAATGGATTAATTTCTGATGAAAATATTTCATCGTATTTATCTACATTGGGATTGAATCCTTCAATTAATTTTATGGATTCACTAAATTCACTTATCACCAAAGCCCCATTCAAACTCACAAAAATGAGTGACCTTTTATGGTGGATAAATTTCACATGTAAATGGCAGAGTGTTTCATTAAGAACACTTTGCTTTACGAATGTATTCGAATCAGGAAATAATATTTCTCATAAACAGCTTAGTGCTTTTGAAACATTTTTTAACACAGAAAGATTTCAACAAATCAGTATGCTAAAATCATTTAAAAGATTCAATGAAACACCTGCTGCAAATTCCTATAAGTTTGCTTTGAGATCATTTATACAGAAAATTCACCCATCATGGAGTGAATATCTTGCAGTAAAAGTAAAAGTTGGTTCTCTTTATAATGTTGTAAGAAATAGACATTATGGGATTCAACAGATTTACTGGGATAATGACACAAAATTGTATTCAGCAGATTAGCCTAAGAACGTGGTGATGAATGTTGTAATTGATGATTCTCTAAGATGTATGATTCTATGTTGAATGTATTCTTGAGGCATCTCAATAATGGAATAATCACTTAATGTATCTTTTTCTATACGAATAGTAGGAATATTCCTGCTCTTGAAGTATTTTACTAATTTGATTTCTATTTCATCTGGTGGTAAATATGATGACTTTTCATTATTTGCGAATTTTACACACCCCAGATAAGCACATGTAATATTTGTAAATCTATCTAAGCACTCAAAAAGAACACCAAGATTCCATGCAGATAGAAAATCTATCACTTCAACGTTAACATTGTGATGTAGACTTTTTAAATCAGAAACAAATTGATCAATGCCTTTTGTGGAAAGTTGTGATGATGTATCAGTGAAAACGAAAAATGTTGCTTTATGTGTCATGATCTTTTTACCAATGTAGAAATATAAGGTAGTAACAATGTTGAAAGAGACCCCGCTACAATCATTGTTGTATTTTTTGTTATGTTACCATATGTGAACAATGGTAAACCTATTAAGATAGCAGATATGATACCATAAAACACAGCAAATTCTGACAGTTTCTTCCCAAGCAAAGTCAAAACTGTAATAATAAATGTTGAAGATCGAAGAGTACCATAGAATAAAAACAGATACAATATTTGTAACCCAGGAAGATTTGCAATAATAAGAGCAAACAGCGTAAGTACTATCATTGATATCCTAGCAGAGAAAATAGATTCAATATTGAATCTATTGGATAGATCGTGTCCAATAATACTAGATACTGAGCACAGCTTTGAATCAATAATCGATGTAAGAGCTGACATCACGATCAACAAAAACAGTGATGAACCTACGACACCTGTTGTAGATGAAATTGTTTCTAAATTAACCATCTGAATATCATTTATTGTTAATCCAGATCCAGCAGCAGCAAAACCTATAATACCCATCATCAATGGAACCAATCCAAACAAAAATGCTCCAGTGATAAATGATTTTTTAACACTTTCAGTTCTTGTTGCAAATGCACGTTGCCAAAAACTTTGATCTCCAAAGGGACCAGATATTAAACCTATTGCAGTTGGTAAACCGAATGTCAAAAATAACATTAAGGAATCATTCGAGAACGGAGAAAGAAAATTACCTTTAACACCGCCCAATCCATTAATAACAGAATCAATACCACCTAAATTGAATAGTACTAATGGGACAAGAATCACACCTAACGATAATATAACTATCATTTTGATAAAATCAGTTAAGATAGAAGATTTTAAACCAAACTTCAATGAATATCCTAATGGGATTAATGCAATGATCACTGTTGCTAACCAATACGGGATGTCTAGTAGACCACTTATGAGCTTTCCACCTGCTAAAAGTTGAACAGCAAATGCACACACGGTTAATCCTATCAATGTAAACCAATAAACGTTTTGAACTCTTTTAGAATAAATTTTTGATATCACATCTGACAGGGTGAATCCTTGTGGATACTTCTTTTTTATTATTTCGGCAAAATAATAAAAGATGACAAGACATAAG